TGCCGTCAGGACCTTTGGCGAGGCCGAGAATCTGGAACTGCGCGATACCCGCGCCCGGAGTGCCAAGCTCCATACCAGAGATACCAGTCGCCGCGTTGCCACTGGTCGTGGCATCGAGATCAGCGAACTGTCCGATTGCAGCATTGGTGATAACACCAGCTGCCGTGCCCATCTGAACGGAGAACACGATGTCGGTATCGGTGTACACGAACGCTTCCGCAGGCTGAGCGCCTGACGTTACGGTATTGGCCACCCAGCGATTGGACCAGACAACATCACCGTTCGCAGCAACGTACTGACACCCGGCAAAAATGCCTACGATGTCGCCGCCTGCCACGGCTACTGCGATGTTGTTTCCGTCGCCTGCTGGGGTGCCATCGAGAATAACCGCATCTCCTGCGAAGATGTCGGTCGTCTCACCTGAAGCGATTGTGTAGCCACCCGTGTACCGCACGGTGCCACCATTCATGTGGCGAACGGGTACGAACCCGTTAGGTGCGTCTAAGTTTGGCATTGAACATTCCTCTATTCATCGTCAGCCACCCCTGCGGGTTGTATCCGCATAGGCGGGTGGGTCACCGATGTTTTATGCTCTTTCACAATCGGATGACCGGCCACCTGAGCTGACTCAAGGTCATGTTCAACACTTTGGACTTGCAGCTGCGTATCACGCTGCTGTTGAGCCTTTCGTTGAGCAAGAACGCCAGAGTCGATTTCCATCAGGATCAGATCATCCACCACAATCATCCCTTCGTTCTTGTCCGCGAACTGAGCGTAGATTCGCCAGTCTTCCGGCAGGGAGTCAGCAGGCCGTGGCCTCCATCCTTCCCGCCAGCTGCGGTTCAAGTTCTTGGGATCGTCCGCACCGAACAGCGACTTCCTCACCCAACGCTGGGTCATCCCCGGCCTTGGGTCTGGAGCGTCGAGGCTGCTTGGGCGAACCCATGCTGCCGCGCTCTGCTGGTGGGTGGCATCGTACTCCGACATCTCGTCCACACGAGACTCGTGTCCATGGTCTACGCCATGGTCGGTAACAGCGGGTGCGGTTACCTTCTTGCTTGCTTTCTTTTTGACAGTCATCGTCTCGCTCCTTCGGCTTCACGTTTGTTTCTGGCGAACTCTTTCAACACCTCTGGATCATTGGTGTCGAGATTGAATTGCCTCATCGTCGCGAAGTCATCCTCCGTAAGCTCGACCTTGCTGCCACGACCTGTACGCTGGCTATCCTGTCGGTTGACTCCAGCGACCGGAGATTGCGTAGGACGCTTCCTCTCCTTCCCGCCTTCGTCGCCGCCACTATCGGCAGCATCCAGATCGTCATAAAGTTCGGGCATCTTCTCCTTGATACGCCGATCAAGTTCCTCAAAGTACTCGTCGGTGTTTGGATCATAGCCCTCGTCAAAGACCTCTTTGTCCAGACGATTGGCAAGCCGGGTAGCCCTCTCGAAACCGCCCTGCTTGTACCAGTCAGAGTGCCCATCCATCCACTCCTGAGCCTTGCTCTTCGTGGGTTTCTCGGCCTCTGGGGTAATCTTATCATCGAATGGTGGAACAATACCATCCTCTGATAAGTTGTCGAGGCTGACTTCGGAGCGAGCTTTCTTCGCCTTCAGATCGGTGAGACGGTTCGTCAACCGCACCTGATCCTTGGTTTGCCCTTCCTCGATTGCGCGTTCGAGGTCCGACTGAATCGACTCAATCTCCGAGTCAACCTGTTCGATGTCTCGCTTCAGGTACGTCTTGTCACGCTCGTATGTTTCCTTGGCGAGCTTTTCTGCCTGCTGTCTCCAGTAGTCAGCTTCCTGCTTCGCCTTACGCTTAGCGCGTTGTTCGCGCTCGATACGTGCCTTGACCTTCTTCGAGTAGTCATCATCCTCACTGGGTTTACTTGCAGCCTCTTCCTCGACCACCTGCTCATCGGCTGAGTCATCAGCGGAGCGCAGGTTGTCAAATCTGATGCTGTCGTCATCCTTGACATCAACGTCTGCCGCTTGCTCAGCGGGAGCGCGTTCGATGCCATCGTCTTTCGACCCAGCGTCCAAATCAACGGTTATGTTTTCGTCTTCCTGCGCACCGTGCAGGTCCTCGAAAACAATGTTGTCATTAGCCATAGTGTACCCCTGTTAAATATACGCCCGAATTGCTTCGGGGTCTGTAACGAAACCCATGATGCCGTCATCGTTCATCACCAAGTACTTCGTGCCTGACTTGGTGTAGATGGTTTGGCCACCATAGGTTCCATACATGATCCAGTCACCGACCTTCGGCTTGGGATCAATGTTTGCCAGCTCGATGCCAGAGCGAGTGACAGCCTTGAAGCACTGATCACCCATGGCAACGATCTGCCCGACGCACGTCAGCAGCTTCTCCGACTCCAATGCTTCATCAGCGATCAGCAGTTCAGTCTCGCCCCACGTGTTCTTTGGCTCGTATGGCCTGACCAGAATGCGCCAGCCAAGCGGGATCATGGGCAGCTCTGCCTCAATCTCCTGTGCCGGTGGAATGAAATTGACTTCCGTCATGTCGCATCTCCCGGCTTTGGCATACCGGGCGGCGGCGTTATCGGCGGCATCTCAGGCAAGCCTTTGCTCTTCTCTTCTTCCTGATCCTCCAGCTGCTGCACCATGTCTTTCAACATGCCAACGGCTATGTCCAGACCCTCCATGCGGCCAACTTCGCGATTGTATGCTTCCATGCTTGCGCATGACCCCTTCGCCAGCTTTAGCGCCATGTTGCCTTTTTGCTGGGCAACCAGCTCACCAGCGTGCTTCACGAATTGCCTAATTCTCATTCAACTTTCTCCTTGCTACTCCTGCCAGTTTATCGAGCAGTGTTTGATATGAAACGCCGGTCTCCACTGAGGAACGGGCGAACTGTCGAGGGGATACACCACGAACACCCCGCTTGCGCAGGAACTCGCGTGCCGCACGCACATCTTTAGGTTTTACTTGTGCCACTCGGTCGTGCCTTTTTCTGATTCGCAGCTTTTGCCGCTGCCAGCTTGTTCTCTCGTTCGATCTTGGCTTCGTTGGCTCTCGCTTCACGCTCTTCCTTTTGCTTAGCCATGAAGGTTTCGCGCTGATCCCTGCTCATCGAGGCCATGTCCTGACGCTCGATTTCGGCCAGCGCTGCTTCGTCTTTACGCTGCATCTCGCGCATGTGCGCATCGTCCAGTCGTGCCTGCTCGCGCTCGAAGTCATCTTCCTCTTCCTCGCTCGGCGGCATGATCTCGATCTGCGGCACCTGTGCAGCCATCTGCGCAATCTGTGCATCCACCTCTGGCGGCAGCACGTTCTGCGCGTTGAACTCGCCGGGTTGCGGCAGCTGGCCACCCAGTTGGCGCTGCATCTCGACGTAGTACTTGAAGGCGTAATGCTCGGCCATGTGCGCCTGCATAATCGGTCCCATCAGCGCTATCGCTTCCTCGTTGAGTCCGTTGAGGAAGTTCATGTGGACAGCGAGGTGCGCGTCGTGATCCTGATCGATAAACGCATTGGCACCCTGCCCTTGCATCATGCCCATGTTCTCGGTCACGGGGTCCAGCCTGACCTTCTCTTGCTTGTTGAGAACGCCTTCAGGGTCAGGGATGCGGATCGCCTTCAGGAAGCGCTCATGCACCTCCATCTGGTTGTACAGCTGCGGGTGAGAATCAGCCAGTTCGACCAGTGCCTGACCCTGCGCGATACGCTGCGTCGAGCTGAAGATGTTCGGGTCACTGATCGGGATGACATCGACCCGGCCATCGTAATCCTCACGCAATACGACGCTCTCTTCGTCCTCAACCTTGTACGGGTACTGATCCGGCAGGAACTCGTAGTTAAGCTCGGCCCTGAGCTTAAATTCCTCGGCTGCTGCCATGTGGAGTCTACGGTGGATCGCGGAGAATGGTTTCGATCCTTGCTCGATCAAAGCAATGGTCGTTCCCACCGGACCAGTATTTTTGGCCTCACCAGTTAGAACTTCCGTGGCCGACGAGAACGACTTGCCTGCATCAACAAGTACCTGAAGCAGCTGCGCCAGTGCCGGTGACGGCTCCTTGAACGGTGGCGTGTAGAAGGCGCGTGCCAGCTCTTCGGCTGTCATGTTGACCTCTTTGTACACGCCCGGATCGATATGTTCCGTACCCGGTTGCAGCTTCGCATCGTTGGATACGTAGCCACCTTGCATGTTTGCGAACGCAGCCGAGTCCAGCAGCGCACGCAGCGTGCCACTCGTTGCCTCGGCCAGCGAACCGATAAGATGCAGCAGCCCGAAGCCGTAGAAGCCCAGCCCCGGCAGGTACTTGTAGTGCGTGAACCAGATACGCTTCTGCGCCAGAGGATCGTCTTCCTTCCAGTTGCGCCGGATCGCCAGCACCTCGCGTGTCTCGCGCAGGATGGTGACGATGTACGGCAGTGGCGCATTACGGCCATAGCGATCCTGATCGAAGTCCAGCGACAGGTCGCAGTGACATTCGAGGATCGTGTACACGTTGTCCTCAGCGTGCATATCGGGTGAGCGATCATCAGCGCGGTCCCTGTGCTGATGATCTTCACTATCCGTATCGGCTGCGTAAGGCGTGGTCTCTGGAAGTTGTACTTCTTCGTAAAAACCTGACTCGAAGAGCTTGCGCATCTCCGACTCGTTTTTGTACATGCGGTGGGTATAACGTGGCGCACTCGCAAGGTCAGTCGCGATGTACGGCACAATGAAATCGGATGACTGAATAAAGCGCGAGACGGTCATCTCGGACACGCTGTCCCAGTACGTCTTCTTGAACGCGCTGCCAGTCAGCGGCAAGGCGAACAGCATCGAGTCCACCTCCCAGAAGTAGGATCGATCCTGATCCAGAATCTGGTAGTTCATGTGGTTCTTGACACGCTCTGCCTGCTCTTCTTTTTCGCGTGTGAACTGGCCAACCGTCTTGACCTTCACCGGGCCTTCGCTGGGGAACACCTCTTCGATGGCGCGTGCTTGGAATTGCACCACTGCCTCAGCGATGAGCGGGTACACCACGGCACTCGCACCATCAAAGGCCAGCTCTTCCTTCGGCACGTTGTTCAGGCCCAGTAACTCCATGGCCTGATCCATGCGCTCTTCCCAGTCCTTGCGTGACTCGATGTCAACGTCCACCCACTCGATGACTTTGTTGGCAAGGTCTGCCTGCTCACGGATGTCCAGCTGGAACATGATGTTGCCAGCATGATCGTCACTGTCATCCTGCGAGTACCGGGCCATGCCGGGGTTGAAGTCCACCACGGCACGATTGCCACGACGCTGTACCTTGGCATCACCCACCATGCCGTCAAAGCCCGGATCAGGCATTTCCGGCATTTCTGGGCTGCGCCCTATATCCAAGTCGTCTGGTCGTCTTGCCATTACATTTGTCCTCTCACACCACCGTAGGTCCGCACTGGCTTAGTGACATGATTCATCAGGTTATCGTTGTCGTCATCCTCATCGAGGAAGTCGGTGGACCAGCGTTTCCTGAGCCACAGCATCGCCATGGTGCAGGTATCAACCATGTCGTCATGGTCGTCAGCCGGGAAGTTGCCGCACTGGTTGATTACTTCCATCGCCCAGTTACGCCGCACATAAAAGACGCAGCCCCGTTCAAGAACGAGCGAGGCTGCGTGGGCACGCACGAACTTGCTGTCCGTGACTTTGATTCGAGCTACGGGTAGCCCAGCACGCCGCAGCTCCTGCGCCAGAGAATGGCCGGATGCCTTCTTCTCAATCAGCACTTTATCCGGCTTCCAGAGCTGAGCTGCATCAATAGCATTGGTGCGCAAGTCGGGATAATCGAGGCGACGATTCATGCGCTCCAAGAGAATCAGGCACAGCCTTTTCTGGCCCTTGTAAGCCGCAGTCCATGGCAGCTTGGGATCGAGTCGTTCTTCGTACTCAAACACGCCCCACGTGGTACGAGCAGAGTAATCATGCTCTTCCTCTTCCTCAAAGGCCGTGTCGTAGCTCTGAATGATCATCTGGATCGATGGCAGCTCAGGCTCAATCCATTCACGCCAGTGATGGACCTTCATGATGTTGCCGCCCTTGGCGCTTGGGTTCTGCTGAATCTGCGCCTCGAAGCCACGCTCAGTCAGCTCGACCGACAGCTTGGCCATCTCTTCCGGGCCGAAGCGATCCGGGGTCAGCAGCTCGTTCTCTTGGCGACGCGGATCAACAAAGATCACCTGATCCTTCTTCAGCGGCGGCACTTGGTCACCGTAAGTGAACTGACCCGGCACTGCCGGAACTTCACGTTGACTGTCCTTCTTTGCCTTGGTGACGCAGCGCGTCTTCGGCACGAAGTAACCCGGCAGGTTGAGATGTATCCACGTGCCCTGTGACAGCACATGACCGGGAAGGTCCATGTGATGGCCACGCTGAGCGATGATCACGCGACCGAGGTTCTTCGGGTCATTGCCACGGGTTGACATGACATCTCGCCACCACTCGATCACGCCTGCACGAATCGTGTCGGAGTTGATCTCCTTCATGTTGTGCGCGTCGTCCACTACGATCCTGTCGCCACCTTCACCCGTTGCCGTACCGGCGACAGCTGTGGCCAGACGATAGCCCATGGCATCGTTGTCGAAGCGGCCCTTTTGGTTCAAGTCGGAGCTGAGTGAAAAGGCCGTGCCAAAGCGTTCCTGATACCACGGAGACTGGATCAAGCGACGGCACTTCACGGAGTCTCGCAGGGTGAGTGCGAGTGCATAGGTGGCGAAGAGCCACTGCGTCTCTGGCTTCCACGTCCATTCCCATGCTGGCCACATCACGGCGACGATGGTTGACTTGGAGTGCCGTGGGGGGATGTTGATTACCAAGTCATCGATGTCGCCCAGACTGACGTATGTGAGGTGATCGCAGATAGCGTCAATATGCCAGCCCGACTTGAAGTCTTTACCCGGCTCGACCACGTGCCATGCGCCCTTGACGAACTCACGGAACTCACGACGCATGGCCTCTGCTTCCAGCATGGTCCAGCCCTGATGGAAGTCTTCGGGTGTTGAGTACTGGGGCAGTATGATTTCGTTCATCAGCTCAGCCCCAAGAACTTGGCCACGGTCAGCAGCTTCTTCTGGATAAACTGGCCGAACGTGCCCGGTAGTGAATGACCGGTTGTAGGTGCATCCCACACCGCGTCGGTGATGTCGCTGATTTCAGCTGGGGTCAGGCCCTCGTCGGTCAGCAACGTGGCACTGGATGACTGCGCCACCACCACCTGAGTGAATGCAGTCGGCTGCACTGCGTTGATGGCAGCAGCCAGATCGTCCACAGCTGTCAGGTTACCTGCCGAAATACGCACCTGCTCGACGTTGAAGATCGAGTAGGTATCGCCCAGCTCCATCTGGTTGTCCGTGCCATTGACCAGCGCTTCCATGCGCAGCTCAGTTGAGCTGATGACCTCTACCACGTCACCAATGCTGCGGTCGCTCCAGTTCACCACCAGTGAACCGGGCTGCACATCGGCTGTCACGAAGTCCGCACCAGTGTCAATGAACGTGTACCGGCCCACTATGTTGGGTGCGCCGGATGCCGTGGTGACCGTGCTTTCATCAATGGCTGGCGTGCGACGTGCCTCGAATGCCACTCGTGCGTTGTTGTTCTGCACGGTGATGGCAACCGACACGCCGTCGCCAAGGTCCTCTTTGCCAGCCGCGCTGATCAGGAACGGGAAGCCCATGTTGACGAAATCATCTTCGAGCGTGCGCACCGTATCCACGAAGTCCTGCAAGGACAACGTAGTCGATGGCGCAGCCACTGTAATCACTCTCGGTGAGAGCGATTGGTCGATGCTGATGTCGTCACGTACTGCCATTAGCTACCTGCTGCTACAGCTCCCAGTGCTGCCAGTTCCTTGTCACGCTGCTTGCACAGGGCGACCGTCTCGCTGTGTTCCTTGATGGACTCGTCCTCCTGAGCAATCACATTCTCGAAGCGCTCGATGGCCTCGTGGTCCTGCATGATCTGCTGCTTGAGCGCGTCCACGTCCCAGCGGCCCCACTCTTTGTGGATCGCCCTGATCTTCTCAGGGTCTTCCTCATCAGCCAGCATTTTGTCGCGCACGCCGCAGCGCATCACCAGACCCTCATATTCGTGGATACGAGCGCGAGTCTCAGCGATCATCTTGCGCATCCGGTTCTTGTTCTCTTCGCACTCGTTGATGCGGGAGACCAGATAGTCGATGCGCTGCGATGGATACTTCGCGTTGACCTCAGCAATCTGGTTCAGGCGCTCTGTTTCCTGCGCCAGAAGCAGCTGTTCTTTCGCGTCGTTGTTAGTACCGAGGGGCAGCTCTTCGACCTTCTTGCCTTTCAGCCTGATCGAAGACACCCCTGTCTGCCCCACGTTACTTGTCATTGCGGTCTCCTTAAACGGCGATGGTGTCTTCCTGCCTGACCACTGTCACGGTCACACCGGAATCACCGACTGTTGCGTTCTGAGTGAACGGCAGGATTACCTTGCCCTGCCGCACGTTGACTACCACGCCGAACGGCGATGCCGGGGTCTTGACGATGGTGTTGGACGTACTCGTCGTCGTTGCCTCGGTATCGATGATCAGGTCATGGATGTTGTCGTTCGTGTCGTAGGCTTGGATCGTCTCGTTGATGGTGTAGGTGTCGCCTGACACGAAGCCACCTGCGCCGAACAGCAGCTGGATCACCAGCGAGTCTTCGTCGGTCACACTCACCACCTCGTAGGTGGACGTGCGAGTGGCGACGTAGATCAGCATTCCCGGCTCAACGCCCTCGGTCACGAACGTAGAACCCGTGTCCTCAAGCGCTGTGTCGGACGTGCCAGCCGTTGCCGTTCCCGGCGTGATCGGCGTAAGGGTGAACGTGCCACCTGCGCCCGTGGTTCGGCTGTCGTACTTGTAGTGATGCTCCTGCTGCTCATCCACTGCGATGACCCTGACCCACGCGGCATCAGCAACCTCACTGTCGATTGAGCCAGCGACCGTGATCGAGGTAGCCGATGCAGCTGTGACCGTCATGCCACCGAAGCGATCCTTGTCGATCACACCAGCAGTACCGGTATCACGTGCCAAGTACACCCGGTCGAAGCCTGCGGTGTTGTCCACGAGGATGGTGACCGTGTTCGGCGGCGTGCGCAGCGTACCGAGGTCATCCGTCAGCGTGTATGCCTGCGGTGCAGCATCAATGCCAGTGAACAGCACGCCCGGTGCGCCGAAGATCGTCGTACCGGTGAACGTACCCAGTGGGCTGGACTTCGGTGAGCTGATCGATAGCGAGGCACCACCAGCGCCACCCGTATCGATAGTGGCTGAATCTGCGGTCTCGTCCTGCACGACATCAGCATCAACCAGCGACTCAAGCGAGGTCTGCTGGTCCGTGACCGTGATGTACGACTGCGCCACATCCTGACCCGTGCCAGTCTGGTTCGAGCCGATCAGTCTGGCCGTCCAGTTACCACCGACCGTCTGCGTCAGGTCGTCGCCTTCTGTCAGCGAGGCTGAATGCGACACCGTGTAGTACAGCGCCTCGATACCTCGATACGACTCACCGGGAATGTTGACACCAGCACCGAACAGGTCAGCCTCGTCAGCGCCGCGCCTCGTGACGTACTTGATGCGCTCGTACACCTTGGCCGGTAGTACGTTGGTCTGTGCGTTGACCGTGATCGAGAAAGGCTCTGCCGTGCCGTCACCGTCAAAGTCAGACGTGGTGCTGCCCACTGCAATGGTGACCGTGCCGCCTTCGCCAGAGGCTGTGTCAGTCGGACCACCAGACACCACTGTCTCGTTCGAGCTGAGCGTCAACGTGCCTGTCTGGGCAACGTCTTCGATGACATCGTTGTCTGCAAATGCCACGAGGTTACCGGTGCGGTAGCCCTCGATGGTGTAGTTCGGGCCTGTGCCACTGATTGCTGTGATCACACCCTTCTGTGCAGTATCTGCCACCAGCTGGAAGATGTCGCCTACGGCTGGAGTCCATGCGCCTGTCTCAGCGTCCGTGGTCACCTGCAAGTAGCCAGTGGTGTTGTTGATGTCCGGGCTTGATGCCAGCGGGAGCGCCGAGAAGCCACCACCCGCGACGTTCAGTCGGAAGTTGTCGTACAGCGAGGTGTAGCGTCGAGCAAAGACCTCAAGGTCAGAGTCCGCAATACCAGTGGTTGCCGATATCGATGCAGCCTGCAAGTGCGTCCTGATCAGTACCGAGATGATGCCCAGAGACACATTCGGATCGGTTGCCCACCACTGGAAATTGCCTTCCCAGTCCGTGAGCTTGAAGCGGTCCTGATAGACATAGACCTCAGTGGCTGTCGGTACGCTACCGATAGCCTGAATGGCCGTGTAGCGGGTGTTGCCGATCAGGGCGTTGCCAGACGTGGTTGCTGACATGGTGCCGCCCGTGACAATCAGCGTGCCAGTGCCATCGAACACGTCGCCCGTGGTCGGGGTCGAGTCATCCGGCCTGATCCACACTACGGTGGTCGTGCCATCTGGCAGCGTCTCGTAGTCCAGCAGCGTGCCGGTATCACCCGTGTCGCCCTGCGTGATGAGCCTGCCGATGTCGCCAGCAACCGGGGGCGTGCCGCCTGAGTATTCGACGCACACCACGCCATTGCCTACTGAGTCAGGCGATGCCGTGTACGACCAGTCAGCGGTCCATGTGCCTTCTTTCAGCCATTCTGTCGAGGACCGAGGCATGAAGTATTTGTTCTCCAGCGTGAAGGCGTTCGGCGTTACCGGCAGTGCCGGGTTCCTGAAGCCCATGGCCGTGAACTCATCAGCTGCGTCTGCGATGGCAGAGTACAGCTCCAACGACGAGTAGATGGTTGCACTTGCACCGGCTGCGCGGCGAACCATCCGCATTCCAGTCGTCGCCGTGCCAACCGTCTCGTCAGCGAACAGGATTTCCCAATCACCGTTCAGAATTGCGAGGGTTGTCATTTGTTGCTCTCCGTTAGAACGTAGAAATTGTGTCCACGGCCTGCGTGAGCGTGGCGGTGAGACCGGTTGAGGTTATGGTGCGCTGTAGCACGCCCTGCGGTGGTATTGGGAGATAGCGCGTCACATCGAGTGATGACCATCTGCCGAGTGCTTGGTTAGGCGTTCCACCGACAGCGCTAACCCTTGCACGAATGTAGTAATACGGCCCCTGACCGTTCTCAGTGGTTGTAGCCCAATCAGTGGGCGCTGTCCACGTTACCTTGTTGAGACCGCTGTTCTGGAAGCTATTGGTGCCGTCCGTCACCCCTGTCAATGAAGTCCATGCGCCGTTCCAGTATTCCCACGTGATCGTCTGTCCCGTGTCGGTGCTGGCGCTGGAGATGTTGATCTTGAGACCTGCTGGCTCTTCCGGGTGACCCCAGTAGTACGCATCGTTCACTGCCGGTGTCGTCGGCGTGAGCGTCATGTCATCGGTGGTGCCGCTGTTCGCTGCGGTGGTCTCATCTGTCTGCACGCCACCGTCATCAGCAATCGCTGCTGTTGGCAGTCCCTGATTGCGTGCGCTGATCAGCACGTCCAGTCCAGCACCGAACGCACCCTCGTAGTTGAGCGAGAACGACAGTGCGCCTGTGGAGTCAGCCAGACCCTGTTGCAGTACGTCGCCTGCCGTAACTGTGCCTGCGGTCTCGTTGGCCGTGACCTTGACCGCTGTGCCCTCAGCTACGCCATTCACCGTGACCGTCACCGAGTTGTTCACCGTGGTGGATGCGCCAGTACCATTGCGCACGGTTGGCGTATCACCACCCAGTACGTTGATGGTCACTGCGCCACCTGAGTTGTTGTAGACCGCAGCGTTCGTGCCAGTGCCAGTGAAGCCAGCGGTGTAAGTGAAGTCGTTGAAGTCGTAGGTGCCAGTCGCCGTGATGAGGATCGCGTGGCCTGCTCCATCATCCACGAAGCTGATGCCGCTCATGTTGTCTGAGTCGCCAGCCGTGTCCAGCACCAGCAGCCCATCAGCGCTGGTATTGGTGCCACAGGCCAGTACGCAATCAGTCAGCTCAAACGTGTTCGGCGTGATCGTTGTTGGGTTGTCGAACGTGGTGGTTCTGATCCAGCGTGTAACGCTGTCGGCTGGCAGGGTGACGTTGCCCACGTCCACGAACAACGCGCCATCTATCTGAAGGTTGTTGAAGTTGGTGTCCGTCCAGATGAGGTCATAGGGTGACCCGGTAGTGCCTGCGACCGAGATGATCTGCGAACCATCGATCACCAGCTGGTTGGTCTGCCCTACGTTGCTGACCAGCGACCAGAAGGCATGGGTCGCACCGTAGCCCTGACCAAGCAGGTAGAGCTGCACACCTGACATCTCAAAGTACGAGTCAGCTGCTGCACTGTCGCCCATGTCGAACGAGCAGTTGATCTCGAACTGGCTGGCCTTCGGGTTACCGCACACACCCCAGCCATTGGTATCGTCGTCACCTGCTACATCTGTCCACGTCTCTGGCGTGCCGACTGTGCCACCGTTGATGGTTATCGCTGCTGAGTCGTTGGCAATAAAGCTCAGCCGGTCAAGGTAGATGTTATCGACTGCACCTACGGCCTTGGCAAGATGATTGGAGCCATAGCCAACCTGCGTGGTAGTTGCTGGCGTGTAGTTACCATTCACGCCAGCGTAGTTCTGCAAGGTGAATGAGGCGCGGTTCGTCACGTCCACCATCAGCCCGTAGAACAGTTTGCTCAGGCCCACGCCCGTATTGTCAGAACCACCGATCTCGACACCAAATCGATTCGTGCCATCACCGAGAACGTACTGCATCCCACCGTTGAGCTGCGTGTCCTGCTGGTTCACCTTGACGATCAGCCACACGCTGGCATCGGATAAATCCCAGCCAGTGCCATCGGTGTAGTACGTATGCTCCGGTGCGTTGGTGTGCTGGAAGCTGAGTGAGTTGCCGTTCTCGTAGAACAGGCCAGCAGCCGTCACCGACGTAGGCGTGCCGTCATCACCAGTCCAGTTGGTGTTGGCATCGCAAGCGTTCAACGTGGTGCGGTTGTCTGTGGTCATTGCCCGTGTCGTATTGCCAAGGCTATTGCTGCGGCATTCACGCCATACAGGTCAGTCGGTGCTGGGCTGTCGATGCGGTACATCTCGCTTGCCTGTGCTAACGCTGCATTGGACTCTGAGGTGCTGCCCAGTATCAGAATGATGTCACCACCGGCAGGCATGTCGGCCACAGTCTGTGTGCCACCCGGTTCGAGGAAACAGCGCACACCATCACCAGCTGCTGCCAGTGCCTCGGCCAGCGTGTTGTGCTGATGGAAGGTGTAGCTCTCCATCTCTGGGATCACGGGCAGGAAGTGCATGTTGTCCGACTGGATGTCGAATGCGCCTCTGAGTTGCCGCCACATGCGCCACTCGATCTCAGGTTCGAGCTGCACCGTGTCCCACCATGTGATGACTTTGATCACGCAGGAACACCACTGGTGCCACCGCTGCTCTTCTTGGACTTGTAGGTCTTCACGATGTCAGCGCCTGACTTGCCGATCTGATCCCAGCCCGGTTCAGCTTGACGGTCATCCATGGGCTTTGCCGCCTCTGGCTTGTTCGATGCTGCCTTGGGCTTGCCCTTCTGTGCATTAGCACGCGCCATGCCGCTTGACTCTGCGCCCTTGACGGTTACCCCGGACTTGTCGCCAGTGTTAATTATCTTGTCGTCTTTGTTCTTCTTCAGGCCACCGTGACCTGTCTCGATGGTGTAGCCGGTGTGGCCACACTTCATGTCCTTCAATGATCTGCTGCTCATGGTATTGGCTCCGCGTCTACCTGTGCTGCCCATATATCGAAGCCAGTGCCCAGCCTTGTGCGCAGGTCCGCTTCGGTGTCGTAGTGTTCTGCGATTTCCGTGCGCTCGCCGTTGATTGTCATCTTGCCGCGTAGCAGGTAACCCTGCTCTGCATCCAGTGCCTCAACTTCGAGCCTCAGTGTGTTTAGGCTCATTGGCCACTACTCTGCTTCTGGCTCAGGCTCAACCACAGGCTCTTCGACTACTGCTTCAGCTGCTGCTTCAGCGGCCTCGGCAATCGTCTCTTCTGCCGGTGCCTCGTCAAGGCCCTTGGCCACACGGATGTCCTGCTCTGCCTGTTTGATCTTGCTCATGCTGCTCTCCTGTTACGAGTATGAAAGGGACGCTCGGTTCGTCCAGATGTTGTTGAAGAGGTCATCGCCATCAGCGAACAGTGTTTCCACATCACCGTCAGCTGCAATGGTGATTCGCTCAATGCGCCATGCAGCTACGCTCTCCAGTGTGCCGGGTAGCGCTCTGCCACGGTAGATGATCTCAGGGGTTGCGTCAGGGTCTACCTGATCGATGCGTGATGTCTGTGCCACTTCGCCTATGTTCCCTTGCAGGTTCCACGTGCCAGCAACCTTGGTGTAGATATCGCCGCTATCGCTGTCGATGTACTGGTCATCGTCATTGCCGATGCCAGAGCCGGGTGCGCCTGCACCTACGAGTATCTGATTGCCATCTACACCATCTGTGCCGTCCGTCCCGGCAGGCCCTTGCGGACCCACTGGGCCAGCTGGGCCTTCTTCGCCCTGTGGTCCACGTGGTGGTTGATCGGAGATGAGACCAAGCTCGTAGCCCTCTTCGTAAGCCTGCCACGACTTACCGACTACAGTTTGGTCATAGGGGTTGGCATTGGGACGGCCAAACAGAGCTTCGTTGAAGCCCGTATCGAACGCTATCTTTGCTTGTCCCGAATAAGCCATACGGCCCCCAATACAGACAGGGCACCCGTAGGTGCCCCTGTTCCTATCGAGTCGCCACCCATTGGCAGGGACATGCGTTCACGGAGTCGCGGTTTGTCGGTCGCCTCACCCACTCCACTGCATCTGGCTCGTTCGTCAACTTGTGTCTCACGCGACCCATCGTCACAGGCTGTTCGGAGACTTTGTGCAGTGTGTGAAGTTTATACCACTGAGTGTGAACAATGCCAGTACTAATGCCACGTAATGCGGCCATGCCTGATGTCATCAATGTCCTGATCGGTGAGCGCGGCAGGGTGGCCCAAGTCCCACCTGTGATACCTGATCTCGTAGTGCGTGCCACAGTTCACCACGAGAATGCTGTCGCCCTGCTCAGGGCACAGCTCGTACAGATTCACGTCACCGGTCAGTTGATTGATGGGCATTCTCTTGCTCATGGTGGGCATGGTGTCCCAGCTGTCAGGGTCTTGCAACACGCTCCACTGGATCATTCCTACCTTGCTCCTACCTCACTGAGTGTTATTTCTTTCACACCCGGTGATAATTCTGATAATGCCCTCAGTGACATGACGCATGTTGGCTGCTGATACACGGGACAACAGGCTGTCTCCCAGCTTCTCCCGTGCTTCTACCCAGTCAGGCTCAGGGAAGATGTCGTGTGGATAGGCTTTGCACCACGAGTCAATCTGCTGCATGGCATCGTACTGGTGGTCTATCTCTTCGATGAACTCTTCCAGCTCCCTGATGCGCTGGCGGCTGGCCACTACCTCACGGCGCAGTTCTGCCACGCTCATGTAGGCTGGCTGCTTGGTGAGGTCGATGTCGCTCATTGCTTGCGCTCGTCGCAGGACTCAAGGATGGTCAGTAGCCCGGACATGGCCGCGTTGGCAATGGGGTTCTCGTCCCTCTCTGATGCCATGGCTGTCCTGAGCATACTGGCGTACCACGCGGCTTCGTCGCCCCGGATGAACACCCCGGTCCAGTCATCCTCGGCTGGCCTGTATGGGCCAGTCTCAAGTCGGTTGCTCATCGTATCGTTACGCAGTGGATGAACACGCCGAGGGCAATGATCAGGCCGTACAGGAACCCACGCCACATCCAGATGGCTTTCAGCTCTCTTCGGTCATGATCTGCCATTGAATGTCCCAGTACGCATCGCCCAGTATTTTCTTGGCGGCACGCTTGCCACCGAGGGCTTTCACTACTCTCTGAAATGCGATTGACAATGCCATTACTTCGGAACCTCCATGCAGGTGGCTACCACTGCGTAGCCGTAAGTTCGTTGCTCTTTCGGGTTACTCTCCGTCAGGCTCTCCGCTGCCACCTCGCAGGCTTCCATGCTCAGGAAACCGTCGAACTGTTGTGGCTCTGTGATCTGGCCCTCGGCTGTCATCACCCAGAACAACATGATTATTTTTGTCATTGTGCCAAAGCTCTCACTGCTTGACGTATGTCGGCAACGTCATCCTCCACGCCCTCGACTTTCGTCTCGATGCGCACCAGCGCCTGACTGATCTGTACCAGCGCCTGTGCTTGAGTGATGCCCTCGTCCGTGGTCATCTCTTCAGCGATCACTTCTTTAGCAATCGCTTCAATTTGATCTCTGGCTATGGCTTCGCTGCCTTGGTTCCACACGCCCGTGAGCCAGCCCACCGCACCTGTCACCGCTACGGCAACGAAGGTCGTCACCGCAGTCGATATGATCGTCTTCCTGTCCATCAGCCGCCCTCATCCTTTTTGCCCAGTGCCTTGAGTGCGGCAGCGCGACGTGCGGCATCATCTTCCTCCTGCTTTTTCTGTTCGGCCCGGAGTCTGGCCGCTTCCCGCTTTAGTCGCTCAAGTTCAGCCTGCTTGTCTTCATGCTCGGCCTTGAGGGAGTTAATCAGGTTCTGCTGCTGTGCGTATCGGTACTCCTGCTGCTCGGCAAGGTCTTCCAGCTCTTCCTTGGAAACCTGCGCCATCGTCAGCTGGTTGTACTCTTCGTGCGTAACATACACGCCCTCTTCTGGCTCAGGCGCTGCTGAGTATGCAGCGATGCCAGTCAGGTCGATCTTCATCGGGCGGTCGTCACCAAACTCGAAGCCGAAGCTGGCGCGTGCTGCTGTCTCTCCACCTGAGTGGCCCATGGAGAACGTCAGGCCAGCGTTGCGGTCACTGTCCAGCATGTACGCATAGCCGAAGCCAATGGCTGTCTTGCCTTCGACGGTTGCCATGTTCAGGTGCAGCCGCTGCTTCATGTACTGCGGCAGGTGAGTTTCCATCGCTGCCATTGCAGCAGCAGATTCGCGCATGTCTTCGCGCCACTTGTACAGCGTGTTGAAATCGGTGCGAGTCTCAGTAATCCATTCGGTGGGTACTTCACCCGGTGGGCCTTGTGGTCCCTCTGGCCCCATGGGTCCGGGCGGTCCTTCAGGTCCCGGTGGCCCTTGTGGCCCCGGTGGTCCCTCTGGCCCCGGTGGTCCTTCTGGTCCCGGTGGGCCTTCAGGTCCGGGCGGTCCTTCAGGTCCCGGATGTCCCGGTGGACCCTGCGGTCCCGGTGGGCCTGCTGGCCCCGGCTCTTGACAGCCCTGCTCTACAAAACGTGGATGCTCACACTCTCCCCAGTTGGTCGCGTAGGCCATCTGGATGCAGGTGAACCAAAACAGCGCCACTGCCAGTAGCGCCGCAGCTATTCTCGTCTTCATACAAGCCTCTCCTGCTTGCCCTCGTACTCAAGCACCCTGCCCACTTTCTGCCGTTTCAGGAAACCTTCAATCCACAGGTGACGCATCGCTTTCTGAGCTGTGCTGTAGCTCATCCGGTAACGCGACATCGCTCCCGATATGGTCAATTTCATACCGGGTGTCAAGTCTTGGAATATCTGATCCGTCGCTGCCATAGCGGTCAAGGTGCGCCTTCATTCCACTTTCGTCAGTCCCAACTTCTCCGTCTGTCCAGCCACCAATGCTGGACACTGGCAGATCGACAAACTCGTAGAAGTCTCTCAGGGGCAGCGTGACAAATCTGCGCTCTCCGTTTTTCAGCAAAACGCGGACCCAGATTATCTGGGCGTTGGGCACGGCACCCTTGGGGAACACCAGATCAGATTGTACCACTTCCTCTGGCTTAAATCTCTCTTTTCGGCACACCGCTTCGAGATTGATCTCGTAGCCGAGGTTCATTTCTCACACTTGGTTGCGCCGTGCCTGTTGCGCTTCATGCCGCCATGGCCTTTGGGCCTGTCTACGCCCTTGATTGTGCCCTTGTTCTTGCTGGCGTAGAAGACCTGCTCGCCCTTCTTTTCGCCGTACTGCTCTTTCATGCGGCGTTGGATGTTTTTGCCTTTGCTGGTGAGCGGCATGGCTATCTCCCTTGCAGTTTTTCTCCAAGTGCCCGGTGAGCTTCGCCCACTGAGTCATCCTGAAACAGGGCTTCGGTCGCCTGATCTACTGAGTCGTCTTTCGACGCGATGTCCTGACCGATTGACGATGAGATCATTCCCATGCCAGCGCCACCCATAGCCGACCCAGCACCAGACATGCCGCCCGACATATAGCCTTCGGCACCGGCTGACATGAGACCGGACATTGCTTCGTCTTGGTTGATCTTCTGTGCGTTCGAGCCTTTGGGTGCGCCATCGCCGTAGCTGGCCTGCGTGCCCTGCATTGGCGTTGGATACCACGCAATATGACCCGGCTCTACGCTGGAGATGTTTGCAGCGCTGGCCTTGTTGACCATCTTCTGCTGCTCTTGGGTCACGTCTTTTTCGCCCTTGGCGATTTTCATGGGTTCATCGACACCGATTCCCTTGGGCATCGAATCAATGTTCTTTTCCATGGCGGCGGCGGTGCGCTCAGCCGCTAACTCGGCATCGGTCTGCCCATCACGATTCTTGGCCTCAACCTGCATCTTGGCAGTCGAGTCACGGTTCTTGTGGACACCTTCAGATTTGTAGGTAGCGCTTTGCGTATCAAGGTCTTTCGGCCAGTTGTAAAACATGCTGGTCTCCTATTGTGTGAAAGCACCCCTGTCGCGCCAGTATAGTCAATTAGGTACTATCAGGCCAGAGCCAGCCTCACCTTTAATGTCCTGCGGCTTCGCGTCTTCCAGCGTGCCCTTCAGGGTCTGCATCATGCAGAACACGGAGTACTGGGCTTCGGTCAGTTCTTCAACATCGGTTGGCAGGGTCTCCCCCTCTTCCAGCCCGTAGCTGACACCGAACTCGACTGCCGCCTCATCTTCCTGTCCCGGCACGTCCCTTATCATGAGGTAACACGTGCGTAACTTCTTTGTATTCTCCGTCAATGGCTTCTCCAGACATGATTCCAACGAATGATTTTTTCAGCTGCTCCAGCTGCTGTGGTGATGCGTTCTTGAATGGGTTTTGCTGAGACTGGATCAGCTTCAGCTTGTCATCAAATATACCGAAGTGCCTGCCCATCTGTTGCAGCGCGTTGGCCTTGTCGAGCAGGACGTAACTGTACTCCTGTCGCCATACCTTGCCCTGCTCTGTGTCAATCTCCCGGCGCGACACGTTGACCCTTTCTACCAGTGCCTTCTGGTCATCTGTCAGCTCGTCAGGTGCCTTGAACATCAGCTCACCGGGGCGCAGCGGGTCCTCTTTCAGGAAGCTGGTGCGATCAGTGAAAGCGACACGGGCATACTCATTCACCACATCAGTCGCTGACTTCTCGGCACGCTCGTTCATGCGGTCTCGCAGGCGTTTGATTTCGGCAACCACGTCCAGATTATCCAGTAGCGTTCCGCTCTTCGATTTCGCGTACTGTTCGCTATAGCCAGCCTGTATGGCAGAGCGGTGCGCACTCTGGTTTTCCACGTAGAATCGGCAGAAGTCACGCTGTTTGGTGGTCAGGCCCATGGTCGAATTATCACTGAGTGTGAAAAAAATAGCAAAAGGGGGTTGACTTCCTCTGTCAGTGGTGTATAGTTCGTTCCGTGGTTGGCACTGACCGGCCACAAACTGGACGAGTTGAACAGGTGGTGAGTTCCGCTGGCTGTAACCCAGTAGCCTAAGTGCTTTGTAGGTTCGATTCCTACCTCGTCCACCAAGGATGCGTTGAGCAACTGGCTGGCTCACCAGACTGTAAATCTGGCTCCCTATGGGACGTGTAGGTTCGAGTCCTACCGCATCCACCAAATTCCGGCCCCTCGGTAACACGTTTGCCGGGGGGCTTTTTTGATGAAGAAGGCAAAGGAGTTAGTCATGTACATTGGATGGGATTACAAGAACATCGAGGTCGGTGACAAGTTCGTTGTGAACCGTCCCGGCTTTCGTAAGACGACTTGGACGCGACCGCTGGAAGTAATCAAGGTCACGAAGACGCAGTTCACGCTTGAGCCTATCGTACCTGCTGAAGAGCAGAATGACGATACGCCCAAGATCGACGCAACGCCTCAGCGCTACCTGCGTTCTATTGGCAAGCGTGTTGGCGACGGTGATCGCTGGACCGGTTGGCGTGCTGAGCGTGCTACTGAAGAGCGCCTGAAAGACATCGAAGAAACCGTGCGTGAGCAGGAGCAGGCTGAGAACGAAGCAGCTGCGAAGGCTCGTGCCGAAGAACAGGCCCTGCGTGAGAAGTACGGCACCACGGGCATCACTGACGAAGATGTGCAAAAGAAGTACATCAAGCCGCTGGTCAAAATGGCTGAGCAGGGCAAGTCGAAGGTGACGTTCGCCATGAAGGAGTTCGAGGGTAAAGAGATCACCGTCGATAACTTCGAGTGGATTGCCAAGCGCATGGCTATTCGTATGGAAGGTGGCGAGATCAATGTCGGCCTTGAGCTGACAGAGATGGCCGAGAACGTGCTGGGTCAGCTGGTTAAGCTGCTTGAGTCGTTCCGTAATGGCACGCGCCTGACCATTGAGGATGGCGCAGAACTGAAGTCCGAGGCCGAGGTTGCGCAGGCGTTCTTGCAGTACGTCACGCGCCGCGAGGTTGACCGGTTCTTCAACTTTGGGTTCACGCTCGATGATCGTCTTGTCGCAAGACAGAAGTTCGTCTCTGAGCTGCGCTCGATGGTTGGCGACCAGTACAACTACAGCAAGGTCAAGGTTGTGAAGACTGAAGGAGAAGATGATGAGGCTGAGTGACTATGAGAAAGACAAGGCTGCACTTCGGCTGATGATTGCTGAGCGTGGCATCAATGGGCTGCTTGAGACCATCGGTGATGTCTGTGATGACATCGCAGAGACCAAGCACAACCGTGACAACAACTACGGTGCGATCTGGATGGAGCGCGGTGAAGAGCTGAGGAAACTTGGCAAGGAATACAACATCGGCAGACGCGCCGACCGAAGGTAAGGAGAAGATGATGAAAGACATCAAGTCGTTTCACCACTACGTGAGTCAGCACAAGGACAATGCTCCTGACGTGTATGACGTAGTGCGCTGCGAACAGACGTGGGTCAATGGCTGGCCTCGTGACGACAGTCGCGAGGTCGTCATGACCGGCATCAGCCGGGAGTACGCACACCTGATGGTGAGCCTGCTCGACGGTCGCAGCGTGGTCGAGGACCGCAAGCGGTGCATCGAGTTCTTTATGGGCTGCGAGACCAACCGCAGGACTGCGGAGTCGATTGACAATTTCCCTCAAGTTTACTGAGGAAGGAGAAGGATCATGCCAAGGGTTACATTTGTGAAGTCGGCACGGAAGGACAACCCCGTTGCCAAGAAAGGTGAGTCGTACTACTGGTGGAAGTTCCGCTATGGCGGCAAGCGTTACTCGAAGACTCGGCCACGGCCCAGTCAGCTGACGCAGAGCGCGTACTACTCACAGGTTCGCTCTCTGGTTGAGCAGATCGAGGATTTCAGCACGTCATCCTACGAGGACATACAGGGCCTCAAGGAAGACATCATCAACGAGCTGGAGAACCTGCGTGACGAGACTCAGGGATCACTGGACAACATGCCAGACCAGTTGCAGTACTCGCCCACGGGTGAGCTGCTTCAGGAACGAGTCGATGCACTGGACAGCGCCATCAGCGAGCTGGACATGATCGATGAGGAATGGGAGTTCGATGAGGACGAGCCTGAGCGCGACGAGTTCGATGAGGACGAGGATGGTGACATCGAGTTCCAAGACGCAAAAGCTGAATGGAATCAGAACCGCGAGGAAGCTGAGCAGGAAGCAATAAGCGTGGCGCTGAGCGACATGATGGACTACGTTAGCGAGGCCGAAGTCTGACCACTGACGTTGACACCCCTGCCATTGTCATGTATAATGGCAGGTGTTCATCAAGTGGAGAAGACGATGTATGAACTGAAGCACTACCGGACTGAAACGGGTGAAAAGACTGTATTGGTCGGACCACCCGGCAGGAAGCTCCTGCCAGTTCTGTTGATCGAAGGCTCTGGCCTGACGCTGCGGAAGCTACCGCTGTCAGAGCAGCGCTACATGAGGGATGCTCCCCTCGCTGGTCGCAAGACGATGAAAGGTGTCGTGCGCCAGTACCGGGGCATCGGCAACAGGTTGGGAATGACCAAAGCAGCCAAGTCATTCCTGACAGAAGCACAGAAGGCTGCGTGAAGGAGAAGACCATGAGTATTGCAGCACTGATCGCCGCACTGGCGAACGAAGTAGGTGTATCGACCAGCGACGTTTTGCGCGAAGCTGGACTGAACCCGGAAGAGGCCGTCACCAAGATCGCTAACGAGCTGGGAGTTGATCTCCGCGCACTGGCGCTGAGGGATGTCGGCCCCGCAGTCGAGATCACTGACTCGGACGTTTCCAAGGTTCGCGAGGGTCTGGCGATCCTCAACCGCACCTTCGGGTAACACTCACCGGCCCTGCCCTTCGGGGTAGGGCCTTTTTTTTACCAATAGAACGGAGATTGATATGGCCCCTCGACCGAGGAACAACAACGCATGGCTGAAGCGCTTCATGAAAGAGCGCGGCCTGACGCGACCACAAATCGCTGCGGCTTGCTCTGTCAACCTGAGCGCGGTCGATAGGTGGCTTACCCCACCACGAAAAGTCAGCCATAGGAAGATGCCCGACATGGCAGTGAACCTGCTGATGTGCATGGACAAGCACAACATGATGCCGGGTATCAAAAAAGACGAATAAACACTGACACAGGGGTTGACTTCCTCTGACAGTGACACTAAGATAAGCATATCTGGTCGGGATGGCCGACCAGCACTAACAGGAGAACATCATGAAACGTGGAATGTCACTCGAAAACCTTCTCACCACCGTGATCGAGCAACGTGAGCGTAAGCGTGATTTCGTGGCCAACACCAAGGAAAGCATTGCCATGGTCGAAGCCCCGGACCTCGCTGAAAAGGTTGCCCTTGTATTGCGCAAGGAAGGTAGCACCGAGTTGGAGCGCTTCACGATCACCGAGAATTGTCACCGGCAGATCGCAAGCAGGCTTCAGATACCGTGGAAGTACTACAACCGGTTGCTCGAAGACCACCCCGATCTGGTGATGTCTCAGGTCAACGCTCTGTTCGAGCGTGAGCCGCAGACTCGCCTGCTTCGGACCCTCGACGGCAAGGCACGAGCTTTCCTTTCGGATCGCTACCGGACGATTGATAACGACGAAGTTATCGAGCAGGTCCTGCCGCCTATCGTCAAGGGCGACGTGCCCAGTCAACTGCTGAGCAGCAACGTCACCGAGAACAACATGTACATCAAAGTACTGTTCACGGGCGACGAGCTGGCACAGGAGATCGGCACGACGCGGGATGGAACGCCTGACATCGTTCGCCCCGGCGCTCTGATTCGCAACAGCGAAACTGGGCACGGCTCGATGGAGATCGATGGCTTCTTCTACCGGAGCTACTGCTTGAATGGTTGTGTGTTCGGCAAGATGGACATCTTCAACTACAACCGCAGGCACGTGGGCGGCAAGATCGCTACGGTCAACGGAGACTTTGAGGTCTTCACCGACGAGACGAAGCGCAAGCAGAACGAGCTTCTGATCGCTGAGCTGACCGATAGCCTGACGGCTGTCACGGACCCAGAGAACGTCCAGAAGATGGGCGATGCTCTGAGGGCCACTAAGGAAGGTCCGCAGGTGCAGAACGCCTTCGCCGCTGTTGATCAGCTGGCCAAGGAAGTTCCTATCCGCGACGGTGAGAAAGAAAGCATCATCGAGAACCTGCTGACTGATGGCGACATGAGCCGGTGGGGTATGTTGAACGCTGTCACCAAGGTAGCCAACACGGAAGCCGTGGACTACGACAGGGCCTGTGAGCTGGAGAACATTGGCGCACAGATCATCGACATGCAGATGCGGTCATGGAACCGGGTTGCCGAAGCTGTTCCCGCAGCAGCGTAACCTGAAGTGGAGCCGAGGGGTTTACCTCCTTTCCCCTCGGCTCCAGTTTTTTTGGAGAAGACAATGAAGAAGACGATCAAAGTAGGGCCTCTGAGCCAGCGTGACCTGCCTCACTTCTGGTCATGGATTTACTTCCATGGCAAGGCCGAGGACACCAACGCTGCGTATCAGGACCAGCTTATCAAGGACACTCCCGATCAATGGGAAGCACCTGATCTGGTGCGCTCCGATACGCCCATCGAAGAGATCGCTGACGGTCGTCTGATTCACGTACAGCACGCCGATGGCACGGAGATGTTTGCCTCGATATGGTCTGGCGACTGCGAGTACCGGAAAGACTTCGATACTGGCGAGTGCGCCTTCCATGCGCGGCGACGTGGCCTCATCTGCAACATTGATGATGAGAAGTCTCTGGACTATGCCATCGAGTGCTTTGACAAGAAGAAGAGAGGTTTGTGATATGAGCAACCAAATTACATTCACGCCAGAGAAGCGTGACCAGTTTCGCGCTGCCTACAACGAGGCAGTAGAGAACGGCGAAGACGTGTTCGAGTTTGAGGGCAACGAGGTGCTGGTAGATTTCGCCAAGTACCTGCTCATACACCTCGACAACGTACTCGCCACTGTGCATTGAAGGAGAAGACTATGGCACTAATGAACCGCAAGTCAGACGAATACGCACGCCGGATGCTGGACCAGCTTCGAGACCTCGACGCTACCGTCCATGGCGCATACTGGGAGATGGGACGCATACTGTCCGCTCTCGCTCACGGAAAGCTGTACGACCTGTTGGGCTACGAGTCCATGGGTGGGCTGATTGATGAAGAGCTGTCGTTCTCGCGTGGTCAGGGATTTCGATACCTGCACACGTTCAGGCGCTTCCAAGCGCTTGGTTACACCAAGAACGAAGCCCTTGAACTCATCAACGAGTTTAGCTTTACGCACATGGCTAAAGTCCTGCCAACGCTCAGCCAAAAGGTTGGCAAACGGGCTGTCGGCAACGCCATTGATAAGATGCTCAAGGAAGCCAAACAGATCAACTTCGCCCTGAGCGAGAAAGACCTTGGCCTGCTCATCGAAGCGCTGCGAGTGTTCGGTGCAGAGCCAAAGGACGGCAGGCTGTTATACAGCTCCCACGCTCTGATGGAGATGGTCAAGTCAGTCCTTGACTGACAATAAAAAGGGGGTCCGCGAGGACCCCCTTCATCATTGTGAAGAAGACAATGAGTTTGGCCTTGGGTTTGGAAAGACCAGTGCTGACTATCTCACAATCTCTACCTCGATACCAGTCTCTGCCTCGACCACCGCGATCTTCAGATCGCCCACCCTTGTGTTGTACCCTTTGACATCTTCCAGCCGCCAGCGCTTCAGCTCCCTGTCGTAGTACTTGAAGTCCACGATGTAGGACAGCTGCCTTCCTTTCTTGGACTTGACTGGTGCGCCGCCACAGGTGAGGTTGATCCTCTCCTGACAGCGCAGGTCATCGATCACCCCGGCCTTCTCCATGAGGGCCAGCTCCTGATACCGCTCGAACTCCCTGATGGAGTCGAACGTCATTCCTCCCCAGTGGACTTTCTTGTTGTGGTATTTGGCCGGTTTTCTTTTGCCCACCGCTGCGCTTCCTCGAATATGTCGTAGCCAAGCTGTCCGTTGACCCATCGTAAATGCTCCACTTGAGTGCCGAACGCTGCTTCCCATGACTCTACCCCATAGCCGTAGTCGATGCCCAGATCGCCAGTGTGGTACAGGTGGTGCAGCGGGATTTGCAGAAACGGGTTTTGCTTTTGGCCGACACCTACGTGCCAGCCATGGTCCTTCATCGAACCACCATGACAGTGATGCAGAGTGACTGCTGTACTGCGACAGACGGCGCACCTCAGTCCTCTCAGGGCTTTTTCGTGGCTACTGACAGAGACTCCAATGGTCTCAGCTTTGTGATCGGAACGAACCATGACTCATCATCTCTTACGAACTCTGGCTTCTGTGCTTCATGCCCATACACCCAACCCCTGATTTGATAGGTGGGATGGATGCCAGTAACAAGAACGTACTTGTCTTCTCGTTTGTCATCTGCCCTGACTATCAGGCAACCTGATGACAGCTTTGTTGTCCTGACCTGAATGTCTACCCCGGCATCTGGATCATGGAATGTATTGATGCTGCCAGTCCAGTGTATATCTGCCCACTTGCAGAACGCCAGCTCACCCAGCGCCCCCTCAATATCCCTGTCCCACGTCAGCTCGTCGCCCTTTGGGTCTCTGTTGTTGTCTCGCAGTTTGAGATAAGACGCAATCCTACGCATCACGCCAACCTGAGCGCCCATAAGCACCTCGGTTCTGGTCAGCCTTTCCGTTGTCATGAGTAGCCCTCTTGCTGCCAGTCGAGAAACTTGTGCCTGATGTCATGGAATGCCTCGATGGCCAGCGACTCTTCTGGGTCATCGAGCTGCGCCCTGCTGTCGATGTTGCACATCATGCACAACCAGATGCGTGCGCCGTTCTCGCCGCCTACCTGTACTGGTCCATTTTGCGTTTCGTTGATGTACGTCCAGAAGCCTTCGTTCTTGCACATCATCGCCGCAGCGTAGCTCAGGCGCTCTGAGGAACGCTTTCTGGATGACTCCACCTTGTCCCTCATCTCTTGGTCAATCGGCTCCTGATCGTCGTCCAGTTCAACCAGAGAGATGGCGAAGCGATCCTTGCCGCGCTCGAAACCCTCGAACGGGTGACCCAGCGTGTCCGACACCAGCCAGAACTTCACGGTGTGCCCTGTGGTCTGGCTGTCGTTCCACCCGGTCAGCATCACCTCGTCGGCATACACAGGCACCATGCCCTTGACGTGCTGACACGCCATCATGAAACGTGTCCCGGCGTGCCCTTTCCTGCGTTTGGTCCATTTCTCGAACGGGTTGCGCTGACCTTCCATGCCAGCCATCGGCAGCTTGAATGTCACCGTGCTGCCGTCCTTGTCTGTCCACTTCGCCTCGTGCAGTTCCACGTCAGCGCTGTATGCGATATCACTCATGCCTTGTCCTCCTGCACGGCTTTTATCAGCACATCGAGTGCGCCGCCTTTTGCATAGCGCAAGTAATCGTTTATCGCATCCCGCAGCTTGGCGTTCTCAATCTTTAGCATTCGCCCATGCTCATTAAGCTCGCGCTCTCTGTCTAACAGCTTGGCGTTTTCGGCCTCCAGTTCTTCGATTCGCTTCCCATCGTCTATGCTGCGCTGCCGAGAGAAATTAACCTCATCTGACTGTCGCCTGTTTTGTGCTTCCAGTTCAGCGATGCGGCCTGCTAATGGCTGCGCTAATTCACGCATATCTTGAATGCTGAGTTTTCCTATTAGCCGATCAGGGATGTTGTCGCGGTGATAATAGCGGTCGAATGCGTCACTCATGGCTTGCTCTCCTGCTCCTGCTTCCTCAGCCAGTGCCTGACCACCTGCTGCGCCTCTTTGTATTCCGGTGTGGTCGTGATGAACCTGAACAGCTCGTTGTCTTCGCTGTAAAAACGCTCAGCGAAAAACGGTTCAATGCCACCGTTCTGAATTGCGTTGACTGCGAGGTGATAGGAAAGCCTATCCACCAGCATTCGCAGCTTCTGCCTTCTCGCGTCCTTTTGCATATCGAATATCCATACCCCTGCACCACGACTTCACCTCTGGCAGAGGTGTGTCCAGTGCCTGTTTGCTGAACCAATCTTCAGGCCACTCACCCATCTTCGTCTTGTACTTGTGAGCAGCCCACCCATAGACCTTCTTCACTTTCGGTCGGTCGATGCCTATCCGTAGCAGCGACCTGTACCACAGCTCACGCTGGTCAGGCGTGAACTTTCTGGCCTTGGCTGTTCTCCGTGCCTCGGCTCGTACTTCCATGAGGTCGCCCGATCTGGACTGCACCCAGCGACCCTTCTTCTCTGGTATGTGACCACAGTGCGGACAGGGCAGCTGACCGCTGTACACGGTCGCGCAGTTCACGCATGTGATAGGCTTCTTCTCATCGAACTCACGCTGCCGCTCTTCAGTGGTGGTTGTCAGGGCACGGCCCTCTTCCAGCACCCAGCGGCGCTCATCTTGGACGAAGCCGTGTTCGTAGACGTTACCGCTATGGTCGATGATGTAGGTGTCTTCCTTGTTGTCGGCTGGTCTGAGGGTACGGCCTGCCATCTGGAGATACAGGCCAAGATTCTTCGTCGGACGAGCAAGCACGCACGCGGAGAGCGGTGGCTCATCGAACCCCTCAGTCAGTACCGCGTAGTTGCAGATAACCTGTACCTTGCCAGCGTGAAGGTCGGCTATGATTTGCTTGCGCTCAGGAAGGGGCGTATCTCCATCTACGTGCGCAGCTACAGCACCTGCCTTCCTGAACTCGTCGCGCAGGTGAATCGAATGTTTGACCCCACTCGCAAACACTATAGTTGGCCGGTCGCTGGCAAGCCTGTGCCAGTGACTAACAATATCCCCAACCAATGAACGCCGATCCATCGCACGCTCCAGCTCCTTCGGGTCATAGTCTCCACCCTTTACTCTCACGCCGGTCAGGTCAGTGATCGTAGGAGCGAATGTGCGTGGCTCAACGAGGAAGTCATGATCGATCATCCACCGGATAGTCGGACCCTGAACCATGTCATCGTACACGTGACCCAAACCTTTGCCGTCGCCACGGATGGGTGTCGCCGTCAGTCCTATGACGACACGTTCACCGTAGTGGTTGATCAGGGTGACGTAAGTCGGTGCGAGCGAGCGGTGCGCCTCATCAACGATAACTACGTCCGCATAGGGGAGCGGCATCTTATCCGTTGTGATACATCTGGCACGGAGCGTGTCGATACTGGCGACCTGACAATCCGCTGCGCCGTATGGGTATTCACCGGCCATCAGAATGCCGTGGTCCACGCCGAACTTCACGAGCTTGTCAGCACACTGGTAAATAAGCTCGCGGCGATGGGCGAGAAACATCGAACGGCGAAACTTCTCCGCAGCAAGTTTTACGATCTCAGCTGCGACGACTGTCTTGCCACCACCAGTGGGCAGCACGACGAGGATGCGACGAGACCCGGCAAGGATCGATTGTCGCACCTTGTGAATGATGTCGAGTTGGTATTGTCGAAGCGTAAAAGCCATCAATAGATATTACCACAGAGTGTGAAAGTATTACCACTCTCTGGTATTGGTTAGCTTTGCAGTCCTGATGTTCGATCCGGGCAGACGAGACCCTGAGCCGCTAAGCTCATAACGTCTCGTCTGTGCTGCCCTGAGAGGCTTCGAGAGCCGGTACACGACGCGCTGCTGCTTTCCCTCTTCCCACCTGATCCCGCAGCGTTCGACCCGGAAGGTGGGCATCTTCAACTGGGCGAGCGTACATGTAACCGACAACCCAGCGCTGGTGGGTTGCGTCATTTTCACAGGGAGTGGTATTCTTCGCTTGTGACTGGTTAGCGGCGCAACCCAAACCAGTTTCTAAAGCCCGACTTGCGTCCACGCGGTCGGGCTTTTTTCTTTGTACTACTTCTCGAAGATTTGTTCAAGCGTCAGTGGGTAATCGTTCCTCGACGCAACCTCGATGATCTTCAATGCGGCAGGGCCACGTGGTCTCGACTTGCCTGCTTCCCAGACTCTGAGTGTGTCGATCTTCACGTCGAGTAAGTCGGCAAACTCCGGGCGGTCCATTCTCAGTTCTTCTCGAAAGCGACGGATCACATTCTCGTGAGGTGGCTTTGCGTCAGGTCGCTGATTCGGGCCATAAGGGTCTGGCATCATGGCTGCTCTGCTTTATCAGGGAAGGGTGAAATGTTACCACTGAGTGTTGACTTTGGGAAGGGTTGCGATACAATGACTCTGGCGGTGCGGGTGACTATCAGCAGGCAAAGTAACCGGGATTACCCGGCGAACTACGAGCTGTACAGGTCTTCATAGAGCTGGCCCGAAGGGCGAAGTGGGTTGGATTCCCACCCCCGCACATTTATATGCGCTGGTTGAGCGGCGCATCATTGACAGGAGAGTGCAATGCTTACCAAAGAACAACTCGAAGAACGACGCAGCGGCATAGGTGGATCAGATGCTGCTGTTATTCTCGGCCTCAATCCATTCAAGGATGTCTATGGCCTGTATCTGGACAAGCGCGGCGAAGCGCCACCCGAAGACGAAAACTTCCTCAAGGAGTCGCGGTACTGGGGTAGCGTTCTCGAACAGCCTGTCGCTGATCGGTACGCCGAAGAGACCGGATACAAAATCCAAAAGAGCAACCAGCTCATCAGGTCCAAAGAACACCCGTTCATGATTGCTAACATCGACCGCAAGGTGGTCGGTGAAGATCGTCGCATTGGCTTCGAGGCGAAGACCGCTGCACGTCCCGATGGGTGGGGCGAGTCTGGGTCTGCCGAGATACCGCCATACATCATGCTCCAGTGTCAGCACTACCTCGCTGTCACCGGGTACGATCTGTGGGACCTCGCAGTCCTGATCGGCAACCGCGACTACCGCATGTACCGCATCACTCCTATCCAGCACATCATCGATACGCTGGTTGAGGCTGAGCAGGAGTTCTGGGATCGAGTCGAGCATGGGGTAGCCCCTGAGCCTGACTGGCAATCAGCGGCCACTACGCGGCTCCTGAAAGACCTGTACCCCGGCACCAACGGGCAGGTTGTCCAGTTGCCTGACGTGGCACAGAAGTATCAGGACGTGATGGACGATGCCATGGCACAGCGCAAGATATTCGATGACGTTGTGACTGGCTGCAAGAACCGTCTGGCCATGCTCATGGGCGAATGTGCCGTGGGCCTGCTGCCTGACGAGACTGCCATAACCCGCAAGGAAGTGACGCGCAAGGAATACACGGTCGCAGAGTCGAAGTACATCGATACGCGCCGCGTGAAGAAACTGCCAAAGCTGGCCACCGATGCCATCGAGGCTGGAACTGTACTGTCGCATGACGCAAAGGTCATGACGCTGGAGAAGACAAATGACGACTAAGAAAGCAAGCAAGAAAAAGGTCACCAAGAAAAAAGCCGCGAAGAAAAAAACCGCAGCCAAGAAAGCTGATGAGGTAATGAACTTCGAGGACGAACGCGAACACCTTGACGTGATCGAAGCGGACGCTCCGCAAGCGACGTATCAGGTAGACCTGATCAGCGCCAACCCGGAGTTCCAGAAATTCGAGATCGCCAAGCGCATCGCGCACACGCTGGCACAGTCGAACCTTGTGCCAGATGCTTACCGTGGCCGACCGAACGACTGCTTCGTGGCGATCAACATGGGGGCAGAGCTGGGCATGGAGCCGTTTCAGGCGATCCAGTCCATCGCTGTCATCGACGGAAAGCCCTGCCTGTACGGTGATGGATTGATAGGTGTCGTAAGAGCATCAAGTAAGTGCGAATGGATTCAGGAGACAATCTCTGAGGACGGATTGACTGCCACCTGCACAACGCAACGTAAAGGTGACCCGAAACCAATTAGCGCTTCGTATTCCATGGACAACGCCGTACAGGCAGGCATCCACACGAAGTTCAACTGGCAGAAGCACCCCACGCGGATGCTCCAGATGCGTGCCCGTTCGTATTGCCTGCGCGATGCCTACCCTGACCTGCTCAAGGGTCTGGGCATGGTGGAAGAGATGCAGGACCACGATGATACGCCGCCGCCTGTGACTGACTACAAGCTGCCTGAAAAGGAGCAGCCAGCGGAAAGCAACCCGCTACTCGATCAGGCACGTGAGGTCTTCGGTGATGGTGTCGAAGAGGTAACGCTGTCGAGCGTCGAACGCGCCATGCACCAGAGCGACAGCATGGCTGACCTGCTCGATGCTGCCAAGGCTGCGAAGTTCCTCAGCGAAGAGGATCAGGTGCAGGCTCGCATCACGTACAAGAAGATGCGAACGGCACTGCTGGATACGGGAGAAGGCAATGACACCTGACTTTGAGGTAACTGAAACCGGCACCCGCAAAGCGCTCACCGAGAAGGACATGGAAATTGAGCGGCTGAAAGAGCTGGTCAGAATGGGCAGGGCGGTCGTTGATGACTTCCTGCCCAATGTAGGAACGTGCGCCCTGCAAGACTACGGCAGGCTGAATGAGTTCCTGATGCAGACCAAGGAGTTCGAGGATGGAAACGAATAGCATCACGATGGCCCTGTGCGCTTTCACAGGGCTGGCATTTGGTTACTGGATGTCTGGGTACATGACTGCCTATCGGTGGATGAGGATCAAGCGCCGCATTCGCTGTGTGTTCGGCAAGCATGACCCCGGCCCGGTGCGTGACATGGTAGGTGGTCGCCGCGTGCAGCGCTGCGACTGGTGCGACAAGATCGTGCGCGAGTATCAGGTAACCGTCAACGAAGCAAAGCAAGCTCAGATCAGGAGAATCTACTAATGGCACGCGGAGTAAACAAAGTAATTTTGATCGGGAACCTCGGCATGGACCCGGACACCAGCTACCTGCCGTCAGGCGCAGCTGTGACCAAGTTCAGTATCGCGGTCACCGAGACGTGGAAAGACAAGACCACAGGTGAGCAGAAGGAATCCACCGAGTGGATCGACATCGAGGCATGGGGCGGCGTAGCCGAAGCCTGTGCCAAGTATCTCCAGAAGGGCAGTCCGGTTTACGTCGAGGGGCGCTGGCGCACCGACAAGTGGCAGGACAAGGAGACCGGGCAGAATCGATACCGCACGAAGGTGCGTGCCGATCAGGTCCAGTTTCTCAGCAACAAGCAGGAGCGAGGCCCCAGCGCCCCACCGAGGGATTCATCCGACACGCAGCAGAAAGAGTTTGATGACGACATCCCCTTCTAGCCACTGACACAGGGGTTGCCTTCCTTTGTCAGTGTGGTATAATAGCCACATCCCAATGGGATTTTGATGAAGGAGACAATCATGAAAACTTTAGTTATTCACCCGAAAGATAAGACGACAGATTTTCTGAAGTCTATCTACCATGGCCGTGGCTATACGGTCATAACGGGTGGCTGCACGAAGGAAGACGTTGGCAAGGCCATCGATGAGCATGATCACATCATTATGATGGGTCACGGCACACCGCAGGGCCTGCTGGCTGTCGGCCAGTTCAATGGTAAGCCCAAGCCTGTAGTCAAGGCCAAGCCTGCCATGAAACCCAGTGAAGCCATCCGGCAGGGCAACAAGCCCGTGACCTCGAAGGACGTGAAAGATTTTTACACGCCCAGCGAGGCCAAGAGCTTGCTCGATCAGCTGCCTGATCGCGAACCCGGCTGCGACGACGAAGACGACTGGTTCTCTAATCGCCAAGTTGGTGGCAACCGGTACGGCAATTACGGTGGCTACAGCAGCTATGGCGGCTACAGCAACTACGGTGGTTCGAGCTACAAGAGCCTGACAACCGGCTACGTCATTGACGACAGCATGGTTGACCGGTTGCGTGGCAAGCGGTTGACGGCTATCTGGTGCAACGCTGACCAGTTCATGGAGTGGAACAACCTATCTGGGTTTTACACTGGCATGTTCATCAGCGACACCAGCGAAGCTACTCTGATCGGCACGTCCGACACAGAGCAGTGGATGGTCGATGAGTCGAACTACGCTTTCTCTGCTGCCATGCGAGACCTGATCGATACGCAGAATCCTCATGAGGTTCTGAAGAACGTGCGGCGCACGTACAGCAAGTTGGCCAAGCGCAACGCTGTTGCCAAGTACAACATGCTGCGACTGTACGCACGTGATGCGGTCAAGGCCGAGGTGGTAGCGTCATGAAAACGAACAAGCAGATAGCCATCAGCAACCTGAACATTGTGATCGAAAAGATCAACGACGACAGGCTGCACGAAGCACTGGGCATTTTGTCCACGTGCCGGGATGACATTCGCAAAGCCATCGCAGACCGAGAGGCTCTGCAACGACGAATAGGAGCGAAGTCATGAGGAAACGACAGCAACAGAAGCAGGGCCATCTCGGCCCTGCTTTTCATGAATGGCTGGAGTGGCTGGAATACGCCGAGGCTTTAGTGCTGGACAAGAAAATGACCGGCAAGCCGAAGCACATGGCCCTGAACGATACCCTGTTCAAGGTCAAGGATGATGCTGACTTCACCCTCATGATGAACGACGCGCTGCCAGTCGATGCGTGGCTGGCGCGATGCGTTCGCTCATCTGTGAAGTACAAGGTCGATGCTGAAACATTCGCTGGTCTGGTTCACCATTACGAAGACGAGCTGCGCTACATCCGTAAGACCACGCCAATCAATTTGCCACACGAGTGGTGTACGTTGATGGTGGAGTGGGGCGATGACACTTACCTGATCTCGCTACAGGAGACGACCACCAAGACCGGTGAGCGCTACCCTGAGCTGGACGTAGATGGCGACGAGCCATGGATATGCGCCAACCTGTGCCTGCACAGGACTCGCGGCGTAGAGCTGATGGCAGATGGTCAAGTGCATTCGGAGCAACGGCTGTCGTATGTCCCTGTCGAACTTCACTTCCAAAAGGGCAAGGTCTGGGAAGACACGGGCTTTGTCACAGCAACGACACCCGGCGTAGTAGTAACGAAGAAGGGGCAGGATGCCATCAACATTTTCCGTGCCTTCATTCTGATCTGGTTGGAGCAGTTTCAGCTTCAGTCGGTGCTGCGCCACAAGACCATAGCGGGTGGTCGGCCACCGATGTCGTATCGGCCCAAGCGCCTGCGCAAGCGTCACCAGCATCCGCAGTTCGAGCATACGATTATTCAGCTCGAAGTGGATGCCCCTGAGCCGTCGCAAACTGGCCGCTCGATATTCCAGCCGCACAAGCGGCTGCACCAAGTCCGTGGCTTCTATCGGCATTACAAGAAGTCGGGCAAGAAAGTATGGGTCAAACCCCACTGGCGAGGTGACGAAAGCCTTGGCGTGGTCAGGCGCGACATTGAATTGATTACTCATGAGGAACACGCAAGTGGCTGACTACACCCACCTGAGCAACCTGATCGGCGGCGAGGTCATCAGGATCAAGGAGCGGACCCCCGAAGGATGGCCGCAGGTCGAAGCGTATGATCGCCTGCTGGAGTATCTGGCCAAGGAGCAGCTGGCGGTACTCGAAGAGAAAGTCGCGCTCCTGCGGCTTCTCAGGACGCATGACGACGATTTGCCGATAGGCTGATTTACTTGACAGCGTGAAGATATTCACACAAGGTGTGAATATGAACACGCTCAATGCTAAAGTTTTGACGCTACTTGAGAAGGTTGTCCACGTCGCCTACGAGTGCGGCTGCGTGCGGACGTTCCACGTGGAACGTAACCACCTGCCGCGAGTTCAGTGCGCCACGCACGGCAAGCCTCAAATCAGCTTCACTGAGGAACAGGTTCCCCGGAAGGCTGCGTAAGCGCTTCAGCCTTTGCCCGGTCGGCGTTCGCCGTGTCCACGGTATCCAGCAGATCAAACACCATGTTCAGCAGCTCGTTGACCGTGATCGCACCGTCAACGCCAAACACTACGCTCTCAGGATAGTTGAGCGGTCTGGTCAGGGTTTCCGGTAGAGGCTTGACCACCTCTACCGGGACCTCAATGGTTCGCGTCTCCGTCACCACTTGCACCGATGGTTCGCTGGCGCAGCTGGTGAGCAGTGGCAGGGCAAAAAGAATCAAGGTCAAGCTGCATAAGCGCAGCGCAGTCGTCGTTGCTTGCGATCTCATTTTCGCGTTCTCTCTCCAGTCTGTCGGCACGGGCACGAGCTTCTTCGAGTTCTCTCTCTCGCTCGGTCAGCACCTGCTCGCGGCGCTCTGCATCGGCGCGGCGCTCTTCGACCATGGTTGCGATCTGTGACTCCAGATCAGTGATTGTGGTCTGGTTGGTCCCGTTTGCGGTAACGCACTCTTCGGTCTCTCTGGCTTGCTGCTCCAGCTTGGCCTCCAGCTCACCGACCTTCTGAAGCGCAGCCTTGAGCTGCCAGCCAAGGACGACAAGTATCACGCCGACCACTGCACACCCTATTACTTTTCCGCTTACCATGCTGAGCATCCTGATCCTTTGGGTTTTACTGGAGTGACAACACAGGTGGCTTCGGCCTTAGACCCAGATCGGACGGAAGCACAGTGAAAGCCACTTCATTGGAGTAAGCGCTCTCAGAGTTCCACAACGACGAGGTTGCAGTCGATACGCAGTAGTACGTGCCGGGTGTGTTCATCACCAAAGGCCCCATGTCCTGAACGTCAGGCGGCGGCTCGGTAAGCAATGCGCTGTACTGGTCATACGGACCACCCTCGGTCGTGCCGCAGTACAGGTTAAAGCTAAGGTCGTCTTCAGCTGGAATCAGGGTGCCATTTTCGTATTCCGTTGGCCCGGTCCAGTTCCACTCCTTAAACGGATCGGCTTGGATAGTCAGGCTACCAAGTAGCACCAACATCACAGCTGCCTGTATCGCTCTTTTCATCATCAGCCCTCTTGCTGCTTCCTTATCGCTCGGCAAAATCGCCCTCGTGCTTCTTCCATGCCTTCTATGTGAGCGACGTGGCGGCTGATACCGTCCACCTTCTCACCAAGATTGGCATGATCAGTCTTCAGGCCCTCGACCTGTATCAGGCTCTGCGTCAGCATTCCCCGCAACTCAGCAATCTGAGTTCGGGTGCTGATATGTGAACCAAGGACACCAGCAAGAATAACCAGACCTTGGGCCACTAAGAACATGACCATGTTTTCTGTCATTACCTTGGACCGTGCCAGTACTGAAGACCGTAAGAGATAATGCCTGACAGCGCTACCCAGACTTCAGGAGTCGGGCTGACCTCCGTGTACGTGGTAACACCCCACGCGATGACCGTCATCACCATTGTCACAATGGGGTTGATTTTTACCTGATTGGTTCCGGGCACCAGCTTCCCGGCTGTCTGCGTTACTTTGTTCATTCGATTGGCCCCAGATACTCAAAGTGTGGAAGGTCATCGAAGTTCTGATCATCGAGGATGACCTGATCTTCGTCCCAGTTGCCGCCCCAGCGGAAATTGTGGCCCAGCGCCCTGCCGGTGCCAATGATAATGCCTGCCATGTAGATGAAGCGCTTCGCATCATCCCAGTCAATCGGGTGCGGCGCTACATCGACGGCATTGGACAGCCACGTGGTGTCACCCTCGGTCGGTGGATTATGCTTTGACTCACCCGGCCCGACCTTGGTTGCAGGTGGTTCCTGATTCAACAGTTCACGCTGCCGCTCCCACGAACGCCTGCCCTCCAGTACGGTGATGTCGTATTCCTTGATCACCTCGTTCAGGGTCTCCACGATCTCAGGGCAGCAGGTACTCAGCTCACGCAGCGATCTTGTTCCGAACCTTGGCATTATTCTTCTCCTACTCTGGCCAGCGAGGCCAACTGTTTCGCATTCAAGTTTTCGTCCACGATCTTCAGCAGCCGCGCCGTGTCAGGTGCGCTATCTTGGATGCGCTGTGCAACGCTTTCCGTTCCCCAGTTTTCGATCATGTTGATGATCTGGTTTTTCGATACTGGCTCTGCATCCAGCGGATTGTATTCACCACCCGGACGCAGCTTCCATGCTTCCTTGAACAGGGTGTTCTTGACCTCTTCCAGCTGATCTATCTGCGTGTCCTTCTCTTCCCTGCTTATCTCCGTGTTCCGGTAGACCATTTGGATAGCCGTGTTTACTTCACGGATTTGATCGCGAACATCTTTCAGTGGTTCGGCGGCACGAATGTATGGCTCATATTCGGAGTGAGTCTTCAGGTATTCCTCGACGTTGCCCTGCTTCTCATGAAACGCGAGTGAGCCTTGGATCGCTGTAGTCTTTTCAAGCAGCCTGTAGACCTCTCCCTGATACTTGGTCACTCGCTGCGGATCATCACCACGAACGAACCGACCGTAAACAGGAATATCCTGCGTCTCCATGGCTGGCGGCAGCGGGTAATCAAGGGAGCGGGTCACCAGATAGTCAGCGCCCTGCAACATGTAACGACCGATGGTGCCGGTGTACCCAGCCCACAGGTTTTGTAAGTGCAGCGGTGACCTGATCTTGCCGCTTAGGGTGTCCAACTCTGATGGCAGGCGCTTGCCAACCTCAATGAAAAACGGGCTGGTTCGATAGCGATACTGGTCAGGTGGCAGACGCTGTTGCTCGTAATAGCTGACAATCGGTGACTGCTTGAAGAAACTGTAATTGATGCCAGATTCAACCAGCGGCCTGACCGTCTGCGGAATCGGGTTCATGCTAAACGTCTCACCAAGCATGTGGCCAAACTCGCGCAACAACACCTTGCCTGCGTCCGTCTCTTTCGAGTTGTAATAGTCCATCGCGATTTCGGGGATCGTGTTGAAAATCGCGCCGACCTCGAATGGTTTCGGCAAGCGGTAATGCACATCGCCAATCCACCAGTGGTAGTACGCCTGCCTATCCCATGGCTCCAAATCTTTGTAGCGCTCGTCATCCTTGAACATCAAGTAGACGGCCATGCCAGCCATGCCAATCAGCATCCCCTTGAGAGTAAAGCTAACCGGATGCTCAACCGCTCCACGGCCAAGTCGGTACAGGCCCTGCAACCGTGCGTTCATAAACGGCACAGTCTGGATCAGGAACTGCACAGCGGCCCAGTCGCCGCCCATGGAAAAGTCCATGAGGTCTTTGGCCTCGAACGCTGCCTGCTTAATCGATTTGCCAGCTTTCAGTGCCGCATTGAAAATGGCAATACGGTTCGAGTTCTCGACCGCTGAGCCAATGTGCATCCATGCCCTGAGCAGCTTCTTCGGCGTATTCAGGATCGTTGCATCTACGGCCTCAGAGATGATGCGCTCCACCTGACGCGGATCACCGCCAGTGACGTATCCGTTCTCGAACGCAGCACCTGCTGCCATCATAGTGCGCAGCTCTTCGCTCTCAAACAACGCTTTGTTGAAACCCTTCAGCGCCGATAGCACTGGAATGTTCCCTTGGTCTCTGCCAATGACAAACGCTGAGCCTGTGTCGCGGATGAAGTTGGCGACCATGAACGATGGATCAATCGTGATCATCGTAGTCAGCAATCGCTTCGGTGCGCGGAACATGTTGATCCACTCACCAAACTGCTTGCGATTGATGTTGGTCATCGCCCGATACAACAGCATGTCGTCAGTGTGGTAGTACTCACGCTTGCCGTTGCGCATGACAGCAATATCACCCGGACCTGACGGCGCGGTTACCGCAAACATCTTCGAGAAACCATCCAATGCTCCCTGCGGGATGTCACTCAGGTGTATGCCTTTTTCGTCGTCAGGAACAATCACCCCCCTGTCGATAAGAATCTTTTTGATCTGTGCAGTCGGAACGACTTTTTGTTCGTATGGAAGGGGCTGATTCTGGATAATGCCAGAACCACGCAGCGCATCAATCGCTTCCAGTGCCGCGTTGTTCTTGACTGAAGCATCGATCAGCTTGGTGGTGTTCATGAAGATGTTGGCAACGATGTCGTTGACGTTGGCCTCACCACCTTTCAAGCGTTTGATTGGCGCACGCTGGTTCGAGATACCAGCTTGCGGTGACATACCTGAACCAACCAGCCGGTCATCATCGACGCGGTAGAACGGAACGTAATCAGCATTCTCCCATGTCTTGCGTGACTCTGGATCGATTAAGCCCGATGCCTCAGCAAAGTCCAGCACCTTCTTGTTGAATTCGGCATAGTCTTTGGCCACCCTCTCGAAGTGCGGGAACTTATCACCCAGAGCAACCATCGCCTTGATCTCGTGAGCCTCGAATAAATGCTCACGCCCCTTTTGGGCAATTTTGTCAACGTCCTTTCGAGACTCTGCTACCTGTCTTTGACGAGCGTCGAACTCAGCCGATTTTTTCAGGATGACCTCGGTCACCTTGTCCATGCTGGCTCGTGCCTGCTTGGTGTCAGTCACGCCGCGCTCACGGAACCAGCGCTCACCTTGCTTGTATTTGAGATCGATGTTCTCTGGTGTGTTGCGAGTGTCAGGCTTGCGCCAGTCCCAGACACGCCAGCGTCCAGAGCGTGGTCGATTCTTCGCTTTGATCTTGCCCTGACTCTTCTTCATGTGCGGGAGAAAGATCGGAAGGTATTCCTTCTCCAGCTCAGACAATCCAGCAAGATCGTCTTCTGTAAACCTGTCAGCCGTCACCTCGTAGTGACGGAACATCTGATCAGACGTATGGGCGACCAACAACTCGAACACGTTGTCCATGTGTTCCTTGTGGCGCTTCCCACGGTTCTCGGCTAACGCTTCGGCAGCTGCATCGATGTTTGCCTGCTGCTCTGGGGTCAGGTTGTCGTAGCCTTCCAGCAGCAAGCCCTTCGCACGCTTGCCTGCCATGTACATGCCCCATGTATCTGGGTCATTCAGGATGGGGGTCAGCACGTCCATCAAACCGCGACCCTCGGTCTGCATGATGCCGTCTTTCCATGTTGGGTGACCGTAAAACAGCACGGCCTTCATCATCGAGTCGAGCGAAGTCGTCAGGCGTGCGCTGATATAAGCGCCATCGTCCACACCTGCTTCTCGCAACGCTCTCTTCAGACCATAGAATTTGTCCACCATGCCCTGCCGCATCTCGGCACCAATGCCCATGCGGAACTGTTTGGCACGCTCGGTCAGCGGCATTCGATTGGCTGGGCCAATCTTTTTCGCTACATCCTTGAGTACCGGGTCTTCGTTCGGGTCATAATGGAACGGGGCGACAGGCCCAGAGAACTCTTCGCGCATTTGCTCAGTGATCGGGAAGTACATGACCCGCACGCCAGCAGCGTCAGTGCCGTAGTTGTCTTCGATCCATGACGCAAGACGATCCTCGGCATAACTTCGGTTGTCGAACACATCGTTGACGATGGGGCCTTTCTTCTCGCTCATGATGATCCAGTGATGCACTGGCCCACTGGTCTCTGCGACAAACAAGCGACCGTGTTCTTCCTTGATCTTTTCTTCGCGCTCAAGGTTTGGTGCGATAGGCTGACCTTCTGCTTTGGCTTTGCGCAGATCGTTCGCCTTGACGTAAGTCTCTTGGATATACGTGCCGTACTTTTTCAGTTCCTTGTTGAACAAGCGAACCGTGATGTCTTCATAAGACTGACGAGCGCTAACTGCTCGTGGCTGCGCCAACGTGTGCGAGTATCCACGCACGTTACCCCGGCCAGCGACATAAATTGGTGCGCCAACCATTTCCTGAGTGATCGTGCCACGCGAGATAACCTCGCCCATGGCCTCGACTTGTTCTATGGCAGTCGGGTCTGTGGGGCGATCAGGAATAAACTCCCTGCCGTAATTACGCAGGTCCTCGTAGATGCGCGAAGTTGCCGCATCTTCGTCCTCAGCAAAGCCAAGGAACTCGTTGTCAGAGCGGCGGTAGACGGCGATGTGTCCGCTCGGCGTTCCTGCCCTGATGTAGTTGTCTCGTGGATCAGCGACCTCTTCGTCAGCGTCACGCCGCTTGACCTCTGGCATCTCCAGCTTGCCCTGCTCTTGCTTGCGGATCATGGTGGCCACGTTGTAGCCAACGACAGGGGCCATCCTGTTCGGGTCAACAACCAGCGGTGACGAAAAGTCTGGCTGATGAATCAGGTAGACCTCTTTCTCTTCGCCGCGAATCTCAACCTTTTCTTTCGACCATGTGATGCGCTCAGATGGACGGATGTCCATAGTCCAGCCGCCACGGGATGACGATGACAAACCGTTGTTCCACATTACGCCACCAAGACCACGACGCACTGCGTCGGCAATCAGGTACTTCAGGGCAATCGGTCGCCACAGCTCATCTTTGCTCAGTGGTGAGTCCTGATACACGCCGCTCTTTTTCTCCAGCGTGACCATTTCCTCAAACAGCTTGGACATTTCCACCGGCTTGTCACTCATCATGGACAGGTTCTCCATGATGTTGCCCTTTACAATTTCCCAGTTCGGCTCAGGAATGTTTGCTGTCGGCGGTCGCTCCAAAAGCTCTGGACCCATAAGGGAACCGGGCGGCGGCTTGATGTTTTCGTTGTCGTAGTAGTTGTATATCTGCCGAGACAAACCTCCCTTTGAGTCATCGAGGCTGTAGTTGTAGTCCATCTCTTCGCCGTCGATGATAATGTCATAAGCATCACCGGGTTCTTTGGCGAGAATCATGACGCTTACGTAGTCGGTTGGTTCGCCGTCTTCATCCCATTGCACCGGCAAGCTGCCACTGATAACAGCTGTCGGGCCACGTTCGTACCACAGTTCTCGAATTTGATCGTATGCCTGCATCCGCAGGTCTTCGTCGTCCAGCAGTACGTTGACTCGATAGTCTTCACGCGCTGACGACAGGTTGCGCTCTGCTTGATCGTTATCTACGTCACCGTCTTCATCAACGATTAGCTCGGAACGATAAGTGTCGCCGCCACGACCAACGCCGGGGTGATCATCATCAAGGCTGTTCCACTCTTCTTCGCTGATGTTGTCGAAGGCATCGTTCAATAACTCAGATTCAATCTCAGGCAGTTCGTTTTCCTCGAACTGATAGAACGTGGTGACTCCATAATCGGATGTAAGGCTGTCACCTTCTTCAATGTCGCCCTCTTCCAGAGCCAGCTCATCTACCAGATCGCGGTACGTGTATTCATCTGGGTCGCGCAGCCAGTCATCGGCACCACGCCTAACGCGATGGTTGACCTTTAGCTTGTCTGCTGCGTGATTACTGATCCACGTATCAATCAACTTCGGCACCAAGTCTTTGGCTTTAGCTACGTCAGCCTTGTTGCCAGTCACTTTCACGTCAACGAACTTGTCGCCAGCCCTAACAGGCTGCATCAACAACCGCCCCGGTGGAATGTCGCTATGTCGGCTGATGCGTGCGCCGTTGACCATTTCCTCTACCAGCGCAGTCAGGTCCATCTGGCTCTGCATCGATGTCAGCAAATCCTTCAAGGTCTGCGCAGGGATGCGCACCGTGGCCTGCTCACGCAAGGTCAGAGCCGACATGTACTCAGCAACCTTAGCCGTGTTTAGGCCCATGGTTTCATATAGCTGGTCAAGCATTGGCTTGATCAGATACTGCGTCATTGGCAGGCGCAGTCCGTCAGCGTATTCGCTGCCACTCGCCAGCGTCTTCATCCGCTGCGAGATCATGCCTTTCAGGTAATTGGCCTGCTCAACAAACTCAGTCTGGCTTTGCGCATAAGCCATGTTGTTGGTCATCTGGTCAATGATCTGGTTTAACTCACCCCTGAGTACGTTGCCCATGCGACGTGCGGCAACGGCATCTAATGCCTCGAATGCTCTGGCATCAACACCACCCGCCAGTTGGTCCATCTTCGGCAGGTTGTCTATCCATATCTGAAGTTCGTCACGGGCTTTGATCAGCGGCTGCGCGGCCTCATTCAGCTTGTCCTGAATAAAGGCTCTCCACGCACTTTGTCGGTTATCATCCGTGATGCGATCATCGAACCACTCGGCACCGAACATCGTCTTGGTGCGCTCGTTAAGATCGTTGAACAGCTGGCCTCGCGCATCACCACGAACATTGGACGGCAGGTTTGCCAGCGGCGTAACAATCTCGACGGCCTTCTCGTAGAAGTCCTCACCGATGTTCAGGCCCATCTGGTTGCCAACCATTTGCAGGGTGTTTCGGTTATCGCGAATCTTTTGCTGCGCCTGATCTTTTTCGTTGCCGCTGGTAAATCCTTTACGTAGCGCCTGCAACCAGTCCGACTGAAGCTCGATCAACGACAGCAGCTTGCCTCGCTTGTCCGGGTTTGGCCACGTCATCTCCGACGACATGTCCATCTGATCCGGGTCAAGCAATTCGGCTTCGCCAGTTCGGATGTGGACTAAGTTTTTATCGAAGTGCGAATGGTTGCCCATGCCCATCTCGCCGCCTCTGCCTGCGGTCTTGATGAGCGCGATTCGATAATCCCGCGTGTATCGCGATCCCTGCGGTGCCCACTCGCTGTATCCCTCACGGTAACCATTCCAGTCGAGCCAGCGGTCCTGCTCTTCGTCGTAACCGATCCATGGTCCGCGCTGCTGCGCTGCCTTCTTCTCGGCGTTGACCATTTCCTTCTCATCATCGGTGAGGTTTCTTTCGCCGTTGATGATTTCCTGATACGCCTCTTGACCAAGCGCTCTTTGTATCGCCTGATCCTGAGTGATTCGCGGGTTACCGCCCTGTTGCTCCACGTAGACACGGAACACGTTCTGCGAAGTCATGTGCGCCAGCAACAGTTCCTTGCTAAGCCGCGCTTTCTTCGGATCGATCTTCATGGCCATGATCTCGGAGATGCGCGTGCGCATGAGATCAGCACTGGTCTTGTTGGTGACCGGCCTGTCGGGGAACTGATACACCCTCTCTTCGCCATCGTACCCACCTTCATAACCTTGGTGCATCAGTGGGCCTGCAATGTAGTTTTTCTCCATCGCAGCGTTGATGTCGTCCAGCTCTTGTACCAGATTCTTCGGCAGATAATTCGCGTACCAGCGCTCAGGAAGATTGCCGCCGTTCATCTGGGCGACGTATGTCTCCAGCGTGCCGTAGGTGCCGTCCTGCAACAGGAAAAAGTCGGAGCTTTCCGACAAGCCAGACAGCTCAAGGTCACGATCTGTAACGTAGCCCTGCTTCTTCGCTTCGATGATCGCCTGCTTGTAGGCGTTCGGTGATGCCTCGTCAGGGAACAGCGCCGTCTCTTTCGGCACATTCTGAATATCACCACCGTACTTGCCCTTGAGCTGGTTGCGCTCGTTGCGGCTCAGCTTCTTGGTTCCGGTCATGATGGCGGTGACTACGCCTGACTGGAAGATGTCGCCGTCACGCATGTACAAAATCGAGCTGCCGTTAATCGCACGCCACTCGAAAGCGTTTCCGTTACGCACGAAGTCCTGCGCTCTGGACACCAGCTCAGCGATGCGCTCGTCGTTCCAGAACTCGACCTTCGTGTCGTTGATGTTCTCGCGTGTGACCTTGCGCAGCGGCGCGTATTTGTCCCAGCCCTTGCGCCGAATAAACTCTTTCACCCATGCAACGAAGCGCTGCCAGAAACTCTTTTGCTTCGGCGTGAGGTCAGCGATCTTGCCTGCATACACTTCACCAGCGACATAGGCGACCATCTCTTCGCCTAGCAGCTGCTTGTCTGCCGGGTCAGCGATGTTCAGCCCCAGCCTGCCAGAGAAGTGTCTGGCCAGCTGCGGGAACATATCGACCGTCTGGTGCATCCACTCACGCAGCTCGATCTCGTCTCCAAAGAATCCGCGCACGCCATAGTGACCGATCATCTCGTGCATGACCGTCTCTACCAGCGACTGCTTGAAGTTCTGAGCGCCAGCAATCGCCCGAATGTTCGGCACGATGATGTAGATGCCGGTGTGGCCAAGGTGATCCATGTAGCCGCGCACGCCGGTTGGTGAGCCACCCTCGGCTCTGATTTGCGCTACGATGTCTGGCGCGTCGGCCTCAAGCTGTTCCCAGCTCTGCACAATATGGATTGGCGGCAGGTTGTTGTAGTCCTGCGTCAGCTCGGCAGCAACCGTGTTCGCCTCTTCCATCTGCTCGTCACTGGCGACCGGCAACGGCTTGACACCGAAAACCTTCTTGTCGAAGCCCTGATCAGACCAGCCGGGTTCCATGTCCCACCATGGATCAGGAACCGTGTAATCCAAATCCTTGTCGAGATCGGCATACCAGCTGCCAGTAGCATCGCCTATGTGACCTATGCGCACATCGGAAAGGGTCTGCGGGAAAGTCTCACGACCCGGCTGAGCATACTCAGCATCGCCGCTGATCCATGCGAGGTCAGATGGCGTAGTGAACTTGTCTACGATCAGGTGATTCTTGTCAGGGTTGAACTTGAATATCTTGCCCTGTACCGAAACGTATATTCTTGGCCTGCCACGGTTGCGCGTTTGAGCGCGAACCAGCCCAAAGGTCGCGCCGTCTGGCGTGAGGATTTCAACGATGTCACCCTTCTTGACGCTGTTCCTGATTCGATTCCATGAACCGGGTAGCTCCCTGTCCGTGTCCATCTGGAACAAGCCACCCTGTGACCGCACTTTGTACGTGGCAGGCTTGCCTGTTCGGTCTGCTGTCACCCCCCGGCGAATCCGGTCGCCCTTCATGGCGATGGCCTCAGCATCGGCCTCAGCGTAGGTCTCGCCCTTGCCCCACGTAATCTGTGGCGTTACCTCGTCGTTTCCGGCAACGATGGGGGTCTCGGATAGCTTCTGGGCTGCGGCCTGTAGGGCCGTCTCCAGCGCCTCCTGAGACGCACCAGCGACCGCAAACTCGTCGCCGCCCATGCGATACACCTCTACGCCCTGCTGTTCGCTGAGAGCGTCTGAGACAGCCGTGATGAGCCGATCCCCGGCAGCGTGGGTCATGTTGTCGTTGACCCACTTCAGAGAGTCAATATCGACGCTGGCGACCGCTGGCATCGCGTTCTCGATCTGCGCTGGCTCCTGATCGCCCTTGACATCGATGTTTTCCTGCCGCTCATTGAAGGCGCGACGGTTCTGCACTTCGGTCAGAGGATCGCTGTACAGCAGTTGCTCACGCTGCTGTGGACCACCGGCATCGATAGCTTCGCGGCGCACCATGTCGGCACGACGCTCTGGCCCTGTGTAACCACCCTCGATGCGGCTACGCAAACCACGGGCCTGACGATTCAGCTCCTTGGTGGCACGCCTGCCCTTCGGCGTGATCACAAGGTTGCCTTCCTTCGTGCGTCTGGCGTAGCCCTCTCTGGCTAATTCAGCTTCTTGCTCGGCGCTGATTGCACCAAGGTCCTGCACAGTTTCGATGGCACCGGTCATCCGCTCAATGTCTTCGAGCTTGATGATGTTCTCGTTGACCTTGCGTTGTAGCTCAGCCCTGTCCGTCAGAACCTGACGCTCAGCATCCTGTATCTCAGCGGCTGTCGTGCGCCGTGACTCAGCGACTGCGATGTCGTTCTTCATCGCGTTGGCACGCATTACCAGACGGTTGAGCATCTTTAGCTCAGTCTCTGCCGTCTTTGTTCCCTGCCCTTCGAGGAACGTGCGCATGGCTGGCTCAGCATCGAGGATGGCCTGAGCCTCTGCCCGTTGCAGCGACTCCAGCTTCGACAGGTCTTGCAGGCGCTGGTTAGGCGAGGTGTTCGCTACGTATTCTGGGTCGGTGATCTTCGCCTCGAAGATGAAGCGCTCGTTGGTCGCCTTCTTGAAATTGACGGCACCACGTGCTGCGTCCACATGCTCTTTGGGAATACCTTCCGGCTGAGACGGCTCCAACGCTGCATACGCGCCCATGGGGGTTGAAACAATAAATGCCGACAGCCCGGTTTCCCAGTACCGGTTGGGGTCCTTAAAGATCGGATTGTCAGGATCAATAGGACGAACTGCCGCCTCAGTCTGCAACAGCTCCATGACTTCCTGACCGGCCTCAGTCACCGGCTCACCAACCATGCCAACAGTGCGACGTGCTGCTGGGCTTTCCTGAATCAATCGACCTGCTGCGCTTTTTGCTGCAAACCGATTCATCGGTGCGCCGGTCAGCATGGTGATTACCTGAGCGGTGGTCGCCGCTTTACTGGCAGCGTCCTGAATCATCAGCTGCTTGGCAGCTTCTGGGGTCATGTCAGCTTCGAGGTACGCCTGATAAAGCGGATGCTTCTGCCACGTCTCTTCAGGAATCTGCGCGAGAATGTCGCGTGTTTCTTTCTCAAGGTGCGTAGCAACCAGCAGCCCTTCGCTGGCACCGCCAACCAACATACCGGCGTTCTGTGCTGCTTTCTCACGAGCCGCATTCATAGCCGTGGCCGACATGCCATAGCTTTCACCAGCAGCCCTGCGTGCAGCAGCGGCACCAGCGCCACGAGTCAGCAACATGCTGCCTGCCATCTCTGGCAGGTTTTCAAGGAACATGAAAAACAGCGACTCTGGGTTTGCAATCTTTGATTCTGGGTTCGTGTAAGTGTCCAGCTCAAAGAACGTCTTCAGCCCTTCGATCTCTTTGTCAGGATTGAGCAAGGGCATCTTGCGCTCAGCCTCTTGCTCTTCGGTGGTGAACGCCTTGCGCAGGTTATCAGCACCCTCGCTGGCCACCTGCCCCGGTGTCTTTCCAGACTGCCGCGTTACCAGTGGCAGCACGACATGCTCGTAGATGCTTGGGCTTCTCTCGGCCTCTGCTTTCCACTCGCGCAGGTCCATCGATGCGCCGGGGTATGCCGGGGCTACTTCACCCTCGTCGTACTCGATCCCCTCGAATGCGCCTCGTCCTGTCAGCGCTCCCATGGTTTCATCAGCGCCGAAAATGTTCAGCGGCATACCGGGTATCAGTGCGCTTGCCCGGTTGCCAAGTCGCTTGGCGAACTCCTTGCGCTCTGCCCACCACTCATCACCCTTAATGCGATCCAGCTCCTGCTCATAATCAGGGTTCTGCTGAAGCAGCTTCATGACCTCGTTGGCCGGTGCTTCGCCCGGATTCTTGACGAAGCGGTGGTCCTCGCCATATCGCTCGGCAAGCCCAGCAAGAATACGTTCCTGCTCCGACTTCGGCAGACCCTTCTCGCTGGTCAGCAGAAAACTCTGGAAGGCGTTCCGAGATGCGATCTCGGCTTCCTTGTTCTCCAGCGCAGCACCGACACCTCGCGTTGAACCATAGGCAAGCTGACCAATGGCACCAAAAGTTGTTTTTCCGGCATCATCAATGCGGTCCATCATCTCCGGGTCCATCGCTGTCCAGCGAACCTTGCCGGTCTTCGGATCAACGATCATCTGCTGGCGCATGGAATTGACCATGCTTGCGCCGTACCGGGTGTTGGTGTTGTCCTTGATGAACTCGTTCATCTGAGCGCGGTTTGGACGGTTGGCCGGGTCTCTGGCCAATTCCATGTCTGCCTCGTACTGGCTTTGGGCCAGCTCACGCTCACGCTGTTGCTGACGTTTACCCGCCGCCGCGTATTGTTCCGGGTCGCGGTAATCTACCTTCTGCTCGGCCAGCGCACGGCTTTGCCGCGCATCAAGAGATTGATCAAGTTGCTGCTCGGTAGGAGCGGGTGGCCCCATAAGGGCTGGGCCAATCGGGTCAGACTGAGCCTCTATCTCAGCGGTCTTTTTTCCGGGCACGTAGTCAGCCGGAAGTGCCCCCTGCTGCTTCGACAGCATGTCTTCCAGCTCGGCAACAGCCGAAGGGTTATTGTCGGCACGCGCTCTCTCAATCGCGTCCTCCAGCTGTTCGCGGGTGTAGTCTGCCACCTGTCATCCTCTACTGGATATAGTCTTCGCCACGCTTCGGTGCATTCGGCCTTAATGCGCCGCGCTGCCCAAGCGCGAAATCCGCATCTCTTCTTGCAATCTTCGCCAGCTCGTTGTTCGAGATCGTTGTGATCGGCACCATCTCGCCGTTCAGGTTTTCGATCTTCTGCTTCATGTTATCCGGCAGCTGACTCATCTTCTCTTTTTCCTGAGCGCGAGCTTTCTGTTGCAACAAGTCTTCGTGCATCCGGTCATACATGGCCGATGGCGACAGACCACCTTGCTGAATCTCAGCGATCATGTCATCGCTATAGCCAAGCTCTTGCCACTGTGACTGCTCCCAGACTCCCTGACCTTGGTACGGCCTGTTGCCGGGGTCCTTGATTGTGATGATTTTGCCGTCCTTGTCCGTTACAGGTTCCCACCTGAACGAACCATCTGGCTGACGAATACGCTCCAGCAACTCGTTATTCTTTCCGACCTTGGTTTCGTATTCTTTGGCTGAGACTTCTCGCTCACGCAATGCACGCTCTTGCGCTTCGCCTTCGGTAGAAAGTGCCAGCGCTTGCCGTCCTTGATGACCCTGCATCGCACCGAGACCAGCGGCACCAGCGGCACCGCCAAGACCCTTCTCTGAGTTCGCCATCATCAGGCCACCCCACTCGAACAGGAACATCGACAGCTCCTGCCGGGTCATGCCGCCCATGAACTTGGTGACCTCTTCGGTCTTGTCCTCGCGCTCAGGAGTCAGTGGGTCGTCTTTGCCTTTGTTCCACGCACGACTGCCCCAACCCTTGAAGCGCTGCCACAGGTTGTCCTTCTTGCCATCGCGGTTGTAATCCTTGCGGCGTGCGAACGCCTCATCGACGCTGCGCTCCAGCTCTCGCTTCTGCTTGTACTCAGCCAGCGCCGCTGGGTCCTCGATCATGGTGCCGGTCTCTTCAGACCGTTTAGCAAGCTCCAGTGCCGCCATCTGGTCAGCACCAGCGCCAACATCTACGTCACCCGGTTGCGGTGTCAGTGCGCCGCCCTGCTCAAGCTCTTCTTCTGGAAGTGCGCCAATAGCCATCACTGTTCCCTCCGCTGAGGTCGCGGTCGTCTCATCGAGTTGTAATCTTTCAGCTTGTTGCCGCTTTCCAATTCATCATTGAATTCCTTTGCCCCTTGAACAAAGTCAACAAACTGCTCTCCTTCCGGGCCAATTATCCCCTTTATACGGGCACGAGCTTCGCCAAGGATGCTGGCCAGTTCGTCTTCGTCTGCCGCGCCTTGCACATTCGCCATCGCCATGGCCATGCGCATCACGCCTTCGTCTTCGTCAATGACACCCTTCTGGACTTCATACTGAATCGAGTCCTGCATGGGCTTGAAGATCATGCTCTCGACAATGGCATCCTGCTGCTCAGGGTCACCAAGTCCCATCGCCTCGTTCATGCGCGTACCCATGCGACGAACCTCTTCCGGGTCTTCCTGCGCCAGCTTGCCGGTCCTGCTTGACGATCCCATAGCGGCATCACCAAGCAGCCGCAGCGAGTCTTTGCTGCCCAGATTCTTGATGTTCTTTTTCCAGTACTCTTCCGGCGTGCCCCGGTCCTGCACCAGATCGAGTTCGGCCATGGGGTTGGCTCCCGCGCCACCCTGCTGTTCATTTGCTCCGTTGCTGGACAGGGGTGCGCCACCAACTTCAGCATTACCTACAGGGGGTGACGCGGGTGCCATTGACTGTGTTTTCGGAATGTTGCCGGTAAGCGCTGCGCCCATGCCGCCCTGACCGGTTACCGATTCTGGTTGGCCTGTAAGTGCGGGTGAGCGAGGGTCTTTCTGTGCGGGGAGTGCGCCAGCCATCGGGTCTTTCGTAGGCATCATTTATCTCCAAACGCTGCGCGGTAGTTGACCATCAGGAAGCCATGCAAACCGCGCATCGAGACATCCGGGTTCTCCTGAGCGATGATGCCAATGTTCGGGCCAGCAAGACCCAGAGCATAGGCAATCGGCTTCCATGTCCACGCATAGAGCTTGCGGCCCATGTATGTGCCGATGTAAGTGATGTTGGTCTTGAGGCGTGCGTCACTGCCGCCTGCATAAGCTGCTGACACAATCTGGGCAATAGCGCCGACCACCTCAGCCGTGTTGTCTTTCTTCACCACCTCTTTGGTGGTCTGCGTGGTCGAATAGGAACCCTTGCTGCCTTCCAGTGCAGAGACCACGCCCATCAGCTGTCGGAAGCCCCAGTCGCGCTCTTCGACAAACTGCTGCCAGTCGAAGTCACGCATTGCCTGCTGGATTGATCGGTCGGTTGCGCCAGTGGTCATCAGGGTGGAGATGTCGGTCTGGGCAGCGTCGATCTTCAGCCCACCAAGCTGGGCGAAGCGACCAGCTGCTTCCATGTCACGCGCCCGTTCCTGACCAAACATCTGAGCGCCCCACTCGTAGGCACGTGCATAGCCTTCGCCATACATGTCGCCCAGCTCCTGCATGGTCTTTTCTTGGATGTCGGCCTGCGCGAGCTGGGAACGTCTACCGCTGAATGCGTCCATCGACGCAGCTCGGTCAGTTACATCTGTCAGGGCACGTTGCCCCTGTTCTCGGATTTCACGGGCGGCAGGATCGAGTGCGCCCTTGATGTAGGGATTGATGAACTTGGACTGGTCGGCATCAGTCCATGACTGCGCACCTCGGTCAGCGTACATGGCTGATTTGTCGAAGTAGGGGTCGCCCACACCAACAGAGTCACGGGCCATCTGCATACCCATGCGCTCGTTTTCGGAAAGCCCTGCGACCCGCTCTCCACCGAATGCCCTAAACTGTTGGTTACCGATGCTTCGACCGATACCAATGGCTTGCCGAGAAGCGTCCTCAACCCATGCTGGTGGCGTGTACGTCGAGGTTGTTTTCTTCTTGGACTTGCTGCTGCCCACTGGCTTCACTCCTGATGAAGTCGCCGCCGATGTACTGGTAGCCGTGCTGCTCGAACATCCTGTCCTTTAGCAGCACTCTGGCATCCCCAGCTGACACACCGGCCAACAAAGGTGCATCGTGTTCATCAGCGTAGGCGTGAGCAGCTGTCAACAGCGCCTCGAACGCTCCACCCTTACGAAACTTCCTCTGCACGTAAAGCCACTCCAAATACAAATACCACTTGGGTGACCACGGAAATTGGTAGTTTGTAAGAGCCAGTGAACCCACCAGCCTGCCAGACACATCGGCTACAACCACGAAGCCTTCGGTGAGGGTCTGTGTTATCCACCGGATTCCGGTGGGTTGATCAACGGGTGGGTAAGCGCTTCCCCCTTCATGGCACTCGATCAGGAGTCGAGCGATATTCGAGGTGTCCAAGGGCTTAGCCGGTCTGATCTTTACAGTTGTCATTTTACCCCTATTTGGTGACTTTTTGCCACTGGCTGATAATCCAGACCCGTAGCTTGTCTTCGATTTCGGGTGGGGTGAGGGCCACAATCAGCCCACCTGCCACCATTCCAAGTATAAACATAAACATAGCCGTCTCCTACTTGTGGTGAGTCGGGCGGTTTCCACCGCTGCCGCCACCGCTGCCGCCAGTGCCACCACGCTTACGACTCTTCGATTTGTAAATCCGGTAGCCCACGAAGAGGACGAATGCCCCCAGCGCAGCCCAACCCAACAGTGGCATTCCAGCGTATTCCTGCATCAACATATCCATGGTTTTCTCCTATGGTTCCCAGTTTGCGAGCGCTCTCGCTTTGATTGAAAAAGTAACGGTAGCGTTGTCGTAGCCAGTCTTGGCAAACGTGACCGCGAACGTGCAAGTTCCTTCTTCGGCAAGCAGGCTGGTCGAAGACACGTCCAGCACCTGAATCTCCCTGCCGTACTTGGTATCCGTTGTCGGACTGAAGGACGAGTTGTCGGTGTATGTGCCGCCGCTGGGTGGGTTTGTAAAAGTTGGGCTTCCAGAATCTGTGGTCTCAGTGTGATCAATCGTAACAGTGTCGCACTGCTCACCAAGCTCGTAGACGGTCGCGCCTGTGGTATTGGTATTGCCCGGATCACCTTGTGATGTGCCACTTGTGTTGTACCAAGTGTTTACAAGATTAGGATCGTCATTGATGCCGACTCGAATGTAGCAGTTATCCGATGTCTGGATGACCCAGATAGCAACGTCGCATGAAGCATTCGGGCCGGGAGCGCCGACAGCAAATTCCTGATCACGGCCTTCAGCAACCAAACCATTCGCATTTATCCTGCCGAAAATGGTTGGGCTAAATCCGACTGCTCCAGCAGCATTAGCAACCGTGGATGATGCGTGCATGATGCTCATAAGCACTTCACCGCCGAGTCGGTTTCGATCCAAACTCTTGCGCTGCCAATTTGCGGCTTGCCAGCAGCAACGCCAGTGATCCGGCACGTGCCTTCGATTACAACTTCATTGGCATACTCAACTTTGTTTGCGGTAATGACGACAACCGGTGGATCGCCAGAATCCAACCTTTGCCGATCAATGATTATCTGCGGCATCAGTACACCATGATCCCATTCGCAAAAAACCGCGAGTTGCTAAACGTATAAACCTTGCCGGGGTAGTCGTAGGTCTCAATGGACACCAGCTTGATGAGCAAGCCTGATTCCGTCAGACCATAGTCACCAACTTCAAGCTCCTTCGCCAGATCACCCTTGTAGTGAGTCTCTGTGTTGATCGCTGCCATGCCTTTCCCTTTCACGTAGATCGGGTGATCGACCGACAGAATAAGCTCACGGTCATCAGCAAACCTGAGTTTGGCCATTGGTCTGTTCTCGCGCACGATGACTTCGCCAACCTTTTCTAAACAATTCTGAAGCCGAATGGTCTCACCAGCCTTAATCTTGCCAATAGGCTTATGCGTCTCATCTCCCATCCATATCATCGTTTCTGGCGGGAAACAGCAAAGTGGACACGGATCAAAATAGTTAGCAGTCAAGGTCAGGCCAGCAACACTATCAAGTGTACTGCCGCCAGATGCAGCATCCCACATCTCAATGTCCAAATTGGCAGATACGCTACCCGATCCGATATTGGTATCACGAACCTTGAAGGATCGGGTTGTCGCCATGTTTAATCGCCCACTGCCGGGATCAGAAAACAACGAGCCGCTGTTGATTGTTCGCTCCAGCCAAACATTTGACGCACTGCCAGAATCAAGCCAGTCACCACGACTGGTGTTGAAGTTGTCCGTGTAACTGCTGTTAGTAAACTCTTCTCCGCTGGAGTTGTATTGCAAGTTGGCATAAGTCGTGCTGATCGCGCTTTGCCTTGAGATGTTGGTTGTGTTTAGACTAACTGTAGCAGCGCCGCCTCCTGCGCCAGCAGCCGCCATGATCCCGTGAGGAAATGAACTAACACTCATGGAGTGATCCCGTTGCCCCACATTAGGTACGTGCGCTCTGTTGACGTTCCACCCGTGGTTTGTCTCCAGATGGTTGCTACGCCACCCGCTGCAATCGTAGCTGTACCAGCAATATCGGTTCTCGTGCTTCCATCCAGATAGAAGCAGGTGTACGAAGCCTGATCTGCCACCGTGATCGCAACAGACGTGTTGGCATTGATAATCGTGATCACACCACCAATCGGGAAAGAGGTTGTGCTGGAAGGCAACGTCACCGTGAACCCTGTGTTGTCATCCGCGTAGATGACACCCCCAATGTGAGCCTCACTTACCGATACGGATGCCGGGTTGTTTGACACCAAGCGCAGATCATTGAAACCAACATCGCGCTCTACCCCAACGTGATCTTCAATCGCTGCTGATGACGTGTTCCCATTAGCATTGTATTGCTGAGTGTAAAGCGCCCTAACGTCGTTCCAATACAGCTCAACACCAGCGTCAGCAAGAGCGACAATCATGTCATCAAGGGCAGCACCACCGCGTACACGGAAGTCAACACCAGAGTTCATGTCAATCTGAAGATCGACTGTGTTGAAGTAAATATCTACATCGTCACCAGTTCCCAGCGTAAGGATTTGGTTGTCATCCATGTCAAGGCCATCAGCGGTGATCGTGCCAGTGACATTAACTCCAGTGTTTGTTGTCGATAGCTTTATTGCGCCATTGTAGTAAATGCCGACTTCACCATTTGCAAGGCAGTTAAGCATCGCCTCAGCGCTTGATGTACCGCCAAGAACGCGGAAATTCTGAGTATCATCGAGGACAATACGTAGATCATCGACACCATCAAAATACATGATGGCATCGCCGCCTGTAGCCGAACCGAACTGAATCTGGTCATTGTCTTTCATCCAGATGTCGTGCGTGTTCGAGTCGAGGGTGCCACCCAGCTGCGGAGTGGTATCCTCGACCACGTTCGATATGCCGCCACCAGCTGCCGCTTCTTTTGCTCCCCATACCCAGAACTCGGTATTGCTGAGCTTGTACACGGTGACTATGCCGCCCTGCGACACAGTAACGCTGCCAGCCGCTGGGGCTGATCCGGCCTCTATCCAGTACACAGTGACTGATGCACCGGCTGCGATGGTCAGGTCTTCGGTGTCATCGTTATGCACCACCCATGTCGCGCCATCCCACGTGTCAGCGTCTTGGGCGCAGGTCAGCGTTACAGCGCCGCCTGAAGACTTATGCAGCAGCTTGCCGACCTCTGCCAGTAGGAAGTTCTGGCTGGCGCTGATAGTGACAGGCGGCATGGCGTTGTAACCAAGTGGCAAATCACCGGAAACATCGTCGGTAAACCATGGCGTGGTTGGGTCATCGTCACGGACCCAGAAGTAACCAGTAGCTGCTGTATTTGTCGGCGCAGTACCGCGCTGCGTCAAGCGTAGAGTGCTAGCAAATACATTCAGGCCAATATCAAAAGATGTAGCGCCGCCTGTAGTCGTCAGATCGAGGACACCAGAGGTCGCGCTTAAAGAAAATGTGTCGGTCCCATCTGAGAGCTGAAATATGTTGTTGCCAATGCTGAGCGTAGTTCCGGTCCACGTAAAATCGGGATCACCTTCAATCGTTGTCGCATCAGTCCAGACAGCAACTTGATTATTGGCTGGTGTGCCAGTATTGGAAACATTGCCGCTACCTGCTTGACTAAGATACTGAATATCAAATTCGCAGAACGTGGTACTGGTGAACAGCGTGTTCGACGAGACATGAGTGACGTTGATTGTCCACCAGCCGGTATTGTCAACGGTAGAGTCAACCGTGCCCTGCCAGTATTTCGTTCTGTCATTGCCATTGCGAATCGTGATGAGATCGCCAGCAGACAGCAGCGCCCACTGCTGAATCGCGTCAGCATGGTGATCCAAGTCATCGACATAAATGGCTGTGACACTGGCGGGGGTCGCATTATTAAAGCGGAAATAGCCAGTCGAAGGATCACCAGCAGTAGTAAGTGTCGAGAACTGCATCGGCAACTGATGCAAGTCCACCATGATGTAGTTGTTGCTGTTCTCGTCGGTGAATGCAGGGTACTGACTCGACCATGTTGATGAATCTGCCCACCACAAACCATAGCCGCTAACGCCGGTTTTTGCGTTGCTCGGGCTGTCTGACATTTGTAGGTCGAAATTTGTACCTACCCCTGTCCCAACCAGCAAATCATCCGTATCAAGAAGGATTGCTTCGTCAGCAACAGAGCCAAGCTCGATCCGGTTATCTGCCACGCGAAGCTGCGCCCTTGCTTGCTCTGGGTTATCTCTCAGCTCAAGGATCGTGGTAGCGCCGACTGTCAATGTCAGTTCTGCCGTGCCCTCAATCGTCGTGGCATCAGTCCAGACCGCAATCTGTCCATCAACAGGTGTCCCGGTATTGGAAACATTACCGCCGCCAGCTACTGGTTCAAGTCCTATCACACCAGACGTATGATCGTAGGTCAGAACATAATTATCCTCTGCAACAGTCGGGCCTTGCGAAGTCGCAAACTCCCAGCCGTCATCACCAAGAAAAGTGTTGCCTGTGTCGGGGTCATAAAGGAATGCACGCTTCTCGTTACCAGCGTTGTCCTCAGCAAACATCACGATGTCTGCGCCGTGGACTCGGTTAGTGATCTCAAGTTCAGAGCCAGCGGTATAACCGATCAAGCCACGTACCGTACTATCAGAGTAAGTGAACTCTATAAGGCGGTCTTCGGCATCGGTGTTGGTAGCACTGCGAATCTCAAAGCCGGTATCGGCATAAGTCTGAAATGCGCCAATCTCGAACACCGTGCCACCGGAATCCTTCGAGTAGAGCTTCCGGTCGGCGGGATTGGTGTTGATCGCAAGCTCGCCCTCGACCAGCTGGCCAGCCGTGGGAACATCGCTCAGCGTGTTGCTGCGCTTCAGTATGAACGTGTTGGCCACAGGTTCTCCTTAGAACGTGCCACCATCGAATGTTGTGTTGTGCAACTTCAGCGGAGTGACAATGCGCAGGTCGTCAGTCGCGTTGTCGGTCTCGGTCTGCGTTGCCAGCTCAGCATAACCTGCTGCGGACTCGGATGCTTGGCCAATGTTGTTCTGCACGATGGTCCACTGGTTGACGTTGTTCAGTACGCCGTCAGCTTCAGCGATCAGGACATCACCGACTTCCAGTACCGCCGAACCCGTGGTCCAGTTGTACGTGCCTGCGACCGTGACCGTGTAGGTATCACCCGTTGTGGAAGTGATCGAGTCGAGATCAGGGCTACCTGCGCCTGCGCTCGCAGTCGGGTCGAAGCCACCCTTGTAGACAAGACCGCCAGTGACTGCCGCGTCAACATACGCCTTGACAGACTGCTGCGTAGGCACATGAACATCAGAGTCAGACGACAGGGTGTCTTCATCGAGTACCCAGTTCCAGTCAGCCACAACAATGGTGTCATTCTCGCTGACGTACTCAGCCGTGGCGTTGTTGAACAGGCCAACATCGAACGAGCTGATTAGCGCCTTACTCGACGTGCCTGCGTCGTCAAACGCCAGCCAGTCCGCGCCAGTAGGCGTGGTCACGCCCAGCTCATCAAGGGCCAGAGACAACGTGATGTTGCCGCTGGAGCCAGCATCAGCACCATCGATACCCGTGCCGGTGGTGATCGTCTGGTTTGCTTCCCAGCCGAGGTTGTTGTTCATCGTGCCGAGGTCGATCTCGCTCGCGGCTTTGCGGCTCTCAGTGGTGCCGTCCTGCAAGATAAACTCGGTGGTGCCTGCAATCGCACCGGTCATGTCGGTGAGTTCGCTGAAATCAAAGTCCAGCACAACAGCCGAGGCTGTACCGCTATTGACCAGACCGGTGCCAGCCGTGACTGAAGTCACTGTGCCAGCCGTACCCTGACTGAACCACTGCACCTCGAACGAAAGACGATCAGCTGCTGTAGGAACAGTACCAGTGAATAGCGGATTGACCGGCACAGTCCAGTAGCCAGTGTTGTCAGTGGTTGCCGCATCCACCTGACAGATCATGTAGTCCGCAGGATCATCAATGCTCTTGATGACGATAATGTCGTTGACGGCAAGGTTGCTGAGAATCCAAGCAAAATCGTTGCCGTTTTCTTCCAAGTCATCGATATACAGATTGGTAACACTGGCTGGAGTCGCATTGTCGTAGCGAAGCTCACCCGGACCCGGATCACCTGCTGTTGTGGTTGAGTCAAATGCGAAGGTAGCGGTCGTGCCGAACAGGTCGTTGTCGAAGTGTCGCAGCTCGATTTCGCTGGCTGCTTTGCGACTTTCAGTTGTGCCATCCTGAAGAATCAGCTCAGTCGTTCCACTGATTGCTCCAGTCATGTCCGTCAGCTCAGAGAAGTCCAGCGCAATGTCTGGGTCCGCTGCCGTACCATTGTTGATGATGCCAACGCCAGCCGTAAGACTGTCTACCTTTACCAAGTCATCATTGAAGATCGACAGGGCAATGGAGCTGGCGACCTGTTTCTTCGGCGTATCATCAGTTGCGTCGTTGAAGACGAACTGGTCAGCAGCCACAGGTGCTACGTTGGTGAGTTCGACAGGAGCAAAGTCGAGAGTAATGTTACCGGTCGATCCGGCATCGGCACCGTCAATAGCAAGACCGGTGGTAATGGTCTGGTTAGCTTCCCAGCCGCTATCGTTATTGAAGATGCTCAGCGGCGTGGCGCTAAATAGCACACGCTTGCCTTGGCTGTCAGTGACATCCTCAAAGACCATGTAGTCAGCGGTGACAGGAGTGGCAGCTGCAAGGCCAGCAGTCGGTTCAGCCGGTGAACCATTAAGGTTGCGAATGAGCTTGAATACGGTCGGACCAGTCGTGCCGATCCATAGCTCATTGATACCACTGGGAGAGCCTACCTCGGAGTTAGCAAGCTCGCCCTGCAAGAGCGAAGTCGGCTCATTCGTTGAAGCAGATCGTTTGATCCTGATTGTGTTAGCCATTAGAAGTTCCCTGCATCAGTGATGACGCTCGCGTTGAGTCGTTTCAGATCACCAACATCGTCATCGTGAATAGCAAGATCATCAGCAGGATCACACTCCACACCGATGTCAGTCCTATTTGTAATCGAGGTCACTTCAACAGTCAAAGACTGCCCACCTGTAACCTCCCCAAGGTGTATGGATGGATCGACACCATTGATGTCCACATTGGTTGCTGTGACATTAAAGTCCGTAGCAGTCACATCAACACTGCTACCATCAATCCGGGTTATATAATTCTCATCGCCAACCGTAAGTCCCTCACCAAGCAGCGCCGGGTTTGGCGTTGTTTTGGTGTACTCATAGATCGTGCCATTAACATTTTCATCGCTCAGGACATACAGGCTATTGCCGTCTGGTGAGACATGTACCTGAGCAGCAAAGGAATCGCCTGAGTCAGTCTGTACATTTCTATCAGCCCCGACCGCAAAACTCAGCGTCGTGACATCGTAAGCGGCACTCATCGTGCCAATCCAGAAACGACGATTGAAGATGCCGATGACCGTCAGACCATCATCAGAAAACTGGTATCCCTGAAACTGCCCAGTAGGGCCGTTGGTCAGGTTATCCATGCGCTGATTGTAAAGCAGCGAATAGGAAGTGATGTCGTATGGCGTGCTGAGGCTGAACACCCTGAACACATTATTCGTGCCATCGTCACCACAGCCAATCAGCAGCGTTCCATCGCGGGGCATCCAGTACGAAGTCTCGCCTGATGTGGGGAAGCCCAGCGCAGCGTTTGTAACAGTCGCGGACGCAGCGCTACTGTCCACTGTGTATGGCGAGGGGCAAGGGTACGTGGATACGGAGTTAGCAGCCACCTGAATCATGTAGGCGTTGCCGCTGTTGATCCACTGCCCTGAGTACCATGGGTTGGTCAGCGCACGCGAACCTGTCTGTGTGGCATTCTCAAAATCGTAAGGGCTATCGAGCGTGAAGCTGTAAACATCGTCATCTGCGTTGCCGCCGATAAGGACCTGAAGGCCATCATCAGAAACATGAAAGATGTCTGCGCCGAATGTTGCGGTGAAGCTCTGATAGACACCAGTCGAACGCATGGTGGTAATGTTGTAAGGACCAACATAGGTCCAGTCAGTGCCTACCGTTCCCCATTCGCTGGAAACAACAGAAGGGTCACCCTCCATTACCAGCATCTCGACTATCGACCCTGTTGAGTCGTACCAGTTGATCGAGTAATCAAAAGCCAGCGACAGGAACTGAAGCACAGGGTTCCACTGAAGGGCACCAGCAGTATCACGCCACTCTGTGCCTGTCGCGTTGTACAGCATGTCGAACTGAATCTGCCCGGTAAGGTCGGTATCGGTCAGGTCGGCCAGCGAGGTGATACCAGTGCCAGAGCCAAGCGCCTCCCATTGACTGGCTATGGCGTTATACGTAAGTACATCACCATCATTCGGCAACGGCACACTGACATCAGTCAGATCATTCAGCGAGCTGGCACCTTGCGGTTCAGCGGCAAACGCACCAAGCCCGGTACGGTACACCAGTACGTCGCCTTCACCAGCAGCACCCGGCGTATCGATCAGATCAAAGATTGACTGGTTTGTTATGTCGAGCAGGTAGTCCTGAAGATCGAGTATGTCAGCCTCGACATGCGTATGCTCCAACGGGGCAAACTCGCCAAGAGAATCTTCGACGGTAGGAATTGTCGAGCCAATGCTGGAGTCCTCAAGCTGCTGAAACCGCAGCTCAAGCGCAGAGACCAGCTGGCGCATCTCAAACGGCTGATACGCATCACTGGAGAACGCAGGAAAGATGATTCGTGTTGTCATCCCCGCTTACCGTGTGGACCTCCCCTGCCTCGCCATGTGCCCATGCGCCACAGATCACCCAGCGCATCTGACTCGACGCGCAACGCAACCTGCCTCGCTCTCATCCGGGTCGATAGCTTGCGAGTTCCCGGTGAAACCGTGTACGGACCCTTGGATATTCTGTTCATATCCTGTGGATACTTCAGCCCTGTCAGGTAAACGTCAACCGACCCTTCCAGCTCAAGGAAGTCTGGGATCAGCTGATCGATGTGTATCAGCTCTTCTCCTGCTTCCGGTATCTCCATATCAAACGACTCGATGTAGGCTTCCATCGCTGCGCCATTATCGTCTGTACCTGTTTCATGCTGATACAAGTATCCATCGCGACTTGCCGCATACGGCTTCTCCAGCAAGGGTGATCTGTCAGCCCATGCAGTTCGAGATAGCTTGCCTGTGGTCCATGTTCCCTCTTCATAATTGAATGCCACGTAACGATTCACCTCGATGGGTGAAATATCGAAGTCAGCTGCGGTCAATGTACCGACCGGGCCGGTTGCAAAATTGTAGAACCGGTACTGGTCTCCGGTTGTATCCGGCGAGGCGTGCAGACCAGCCGTTCCTGACGTGAACAGTGCTTCTTCAGCTGTAGACAGGTTGAACTGAAATGCCTGATTACCATCCACCCAGACCGTCATCTGCGGCGCGTCGTACTGCACCGTGATGATGTACTTGGTGCCAAGTGCCATGGCGCTGCCGGTCAGCGTAGTGAAGTCCACGCTGTTGGAGACTTGGTTGTCAGGGTTGGTCGGTGCAGCGCCTTCCTTCTTCTGGACAACAACGCTGTTGGACGAATAGTTCAGGCTCACCATGAACTGCTGACAATCATCGGCATGAGTATTGCCGGTGCCAACAAGGTCTGTTCTCAGGAAGCACACGCCTGCCTGACCGGTTCCCGCAGCGATGTTTGGATTTACGTCGATCTCGACCGCGTACTCGCTCTCCAGCGGCGTGATGATGGGTGTCGAGTTGGTCATGAAGTAATCATGCTCGTAGACATTCGCTGCACTGGGAACACGCTCAGTGAATCCTGATGAATCGAAGGCGTACACGTAACCAATGTCGGCAGGGCCACCCGGACTGCTCGTGGTCGGGTACGGGTCATCGATTGTTACTGTTGCAGCAGTTCCATAGCGCCCAGTTGTTGAGTTGGTGATGCGCACGTGATCGACGTGACCATCCGTGCCGAACAAGCCGCTTGTGCCGCCAAATAGAATTTGTTGGGTAAACAGAATTGTCGGGTCCTTCGCCGTCAGCCCCGTATTCGTGGAGAGCAGCGATGCGGCACCACCTTGCTCACCAAACCAGATGCGCTCGACACCGTTGCCAGCGCCGCCAGTGTAATCTGCCTCAACGATAACTACGTAGTTTGTGCCTGCATTGATGGTAACAGCCGGTGTTAAACTGCCTGTCTGGGCAAATCCGGCACGAAGCCGGGAAGTGCCAGATGAACGGTTTACTGCAAGGCGACAAATGTTGTAATCCGAATCACCAACAAGGCAAATGTCCTTGTCACCAAAGCTGTGCAGCGTATCCAGTCTGAAGATGTATTCGGCAGTCAGATACTGGCCAGTGCCATCCCAGTCAGGCAGGTCTCCTGTCTGAATTGGGAACGAGACAAACTCGCTGACCGCTGCCGACCCAAGATCAAGCGACGAGGTATCCAAGATTGGGCTGGTAGTGCTGATCTGGGTAGCGCCGTTGAAGGTCGCCACCGCTGCATAGCTGGACTCTTCCGTGTACGTGGTCGATCCATTGCTGCCCTCGAAATCACCTTGGAACAGCACATCGTCGTACAGGTTCGGCGGCGTGTTTGATCCATTCGCCAGCGAGAACCCGGTCGGCAGGCCCAGCGAGAAGTCCTGCTGCACCCACGAGTTCGGGTCGTAGCTTGGGTAGAACCACCACACCTCGTTGAACTCGCGATTGAGTCCACCGTAAATCTTGTCGCGCTGCTGCACGTTCAGGTTCTCGTAGACGTAATTCCTTACGTCACACGGCACCACCCGGACCACACCGTCATACATGTAGAAATCGGCCTCAGCCATGAACAGCACCCGGTGATCGATGGGCACGGCGCAGTTCGGGCCAAGAATCGAGACGTTCTCGCCCACGATGTTCAGGCCAAACACAATGGAGCCACCGACGAACGGCAGCGTATGCACCGACACGTCAGTGAAGATCACGGTCTCCAGACGTGAGCGCACTCCGCAGACGATCTTTGAGCCTGCATACAGCCTGAGATCGCCGGATGTGTTGGTGCTGGTCGGCACCCAGTCGTTCAGGTCCTCAGTCGAGGACCAGCGGATCAGGAGCGGATCGAAGGCATTGTTGAAGTAATCGTAGGCCCCCAGAGCCAACACATGCCTGTCTCGCTGCGAAACCAGCATATACTCGTTGTTGGGTGGGGCATCACCGCCCAGCGCCACAGCACGCGAACCAGTGCCTTTGGAGCGATCCCACCAGTAAATCGCGCCGCCACGCGGACAGGCCAGCAAGTCCTCACCCCACGTGTCGAGTGACCATGTACGGATGCCTATGGTCAGCGTGGAGCCTGTACGGGCGTTTCCGTAGCCTTCCCTGCCGTAGGGTCCGGTTCCGTAGCCGGTGGCCGTCTTGACGCTCTCAGCGCCTGCTGAGATGTCGTATTCGTACCCGACAATGCCGCCACCGTTGGCCGATGCCGAGGCTGTCTCATCATCCACGATGGTGTAATTGCTTGTGTCGATGATGCTGGTGACTTGGTATTCGCCGTCTACCGTTACGCCGCCGACCACCGAGGCCCCGGAGAATCGCACATAATCGCCCAGCTGCGCCCCATGATTGACATGCGTCACCTGCACGATCTGCGTGCCGACAGTAGTCGTGAACGGGTCTGTCAGCGTGCCTGAATCTCGCAGCGGCGTGATGTCATACAGGCTACCGTCTTGCCAGAGATACAGCTTTACGTCCGTAGCAACTGCCGACCAGAACTTTGCATCCAGCGATGACCAGTCTTTCAGGCGGCGACAGACACCAAGGAACTGCGGCTCAATGCGAACCCAACCACCGATCTTCTCAGCCAGACCTTTGCGGAATCGCACCTTGTCTGCGTAGCGCCACCGCCCGACAGCACCACGCTCCGTCTGCTCCGTGTAGAGGCCAGCTCCAATCGGCAGGTTGAAGATTCGCTTCTGGGTCATACGCCATTCTCATCCGTTATCGAAATGTACCCAGACACAAGAATGTCACCGGCTGGCTGATTGACCGCTCGGATTTCCATCAAGCCGCCACCAGACTCGATGCCGCTTCCAGACGTGATAGTCCATGCCCTCGTGCTGCTGAGGGCAAAAAATGTACCCTGCGCACCGGGCGTGCTATCCCAGCCAGCAGCGTCTTCTGAATCGGTATTGTTGCGGTTCCTGATTTCGTAGTTAGCGCCAATGCCGGGATTGGATACGGGCGACGTTGGATACCAGTGTCCAGTAATATCAGTGCCGCCACCTACGCTATCGACAAGAACCAAGACACCATCGCTCTGGAAAGACCAGCCGTGTGTGCTTGTGCCAGATCGCGAAGCGATAAAGCTCCTGAACTCCAATAGTCTTGGGATGCTTCCCAACTGGCCAAGCAAGCGATTTTCGGTGCGCAGCGTGGTTTCTGACTTGCTACCGGTAAAGTTGATGGTTGCACCAGAGCTTGGAGAAAACGCATTACCTGCGGCCCCACCAACACCGGCAGTGTATGGACCAAACCCACCAGTTGCGAGCGCATTACTGGCGTTACCAGATTTGCCGCCAGCGCCCCAGTTACCACCATCACCACCATTGATGGTGTCATCGATAGTGCCAATGCCGCCTAAACCGGGACCTGCTGGGCCACCGTCACCACCATCAGCGCTCTGCGGCAAACCAGTGAATGCGCCTGCATTTCCACCAGCGGTAACAGAGAATCCAGCGCCACCGCCGCCGCCACAACCGGGGTTACCGCCGACTCCAGTATCTTCGTAAGCGCCGCCACCGCCACCACCGCCGCCGCCAAGCAGATAGCCATCATCAATATCGACATCTACTGCGAAGCCAGAACAGGTGATTGCTGGACTACCATCGTTACCCTTAAAGCCGCGCTCGCCCGTTGCGCCGAAGTCATCACCGCCATCACCACCATCACCACCAAGACCGCAAATGCGGCCACCGTTGATACAGGTGAAAGTGAAAGTACTGCCAGAACCCCAGTCAGACGTAATGATGACATCGCCAATGTCGCAGCCGTCTACGGTTATATCGACGTTTTGATCGCCGCTTGGCTCACCGAAGTACACCCACAGATTGTTGATCAGCGTGTCTGTAGTGAACGTCGCAACAATGTTTGCGGTATCGCCAGCAAATAATGGGATTCTTCGCTGAAACATTAGCTCACCGCTGTCACGTCTTTGATGATTGAGATGATCCAACGGTCACCGAAGATGCCAGCGTTACCGGGAACTGTGATGTACTCACCAGCGATGTAGTCAATCGCATTGGCTGCGGTCGAAAGCGTGAACGAACCGCCCTTGGCGATAAATGTGTTTGATGGAAACGAGATGACGTGAGGACCACCCGATGCAGCCTGTTTGCACAGCAGGCTGAAGGACTGACCTATCGTCGCGCTGCCGGGAGCCTGCAAGGTAAAGTTCTGTGTGGTCTGATGCCAGAACGTATTGCCAACAGCCATGTCAAGCTCAAGGTCGTAAGGACCCCCACCAGTGACAAACACCTGCGTAGCCGTGACACCCTGTCCTGCGGTGAACATTTGGGCTACATCCTTGCGTGCATAATTCGCACCAGCAACGCCGATCAGCTGGTCAGCAGATGTTGCTGTAGTCGCAAGATCAGCTGCGGCTGCGGTCTTCACGCGAGCCTCAAGAATGTCAGTGCCGTCACACCATACCCAGTGCGCCTCTCCGGGCGGGATCGCCACGCCTGCGCCACCGTCTGCCTGCACCGTCACTGACGATGAATCGCCCGTGTTGTTGTAAGCGAGGTACAGCTTGGTGCGTGGCAGGTTCTCAGGCGGGACGACAGCAGTCGGTATGGTTACCGTCCGCGCTGTGCCGGGTGATCCTGTGATGTTCAGGATCATGTAGCGAGCATGGAAGTCACTCGATGGGCCACCTTCTGTGTCAGGCAGCGTCTGGTTGCCGGATGTCACGTTGATGTTGCATTGACCGGCAATCGCGTCTTCAAGAAGACGAAGACCGCTGACGTTCAATACCGTGCCCCACGTGTCCGGGTTTTCGTCCAGTATCTGTAAGAGTTGCTGGATCAGGGGGGATTTGTCGGACATTTAGGTTACCTCTGTGTAGTAGGCACAGCCGGAACCTCCAGCGGTGTCAAGTTGTATCTCTGGTTCAGTAGCTCATAGGTTTCCCGTTTCGCAAGCGGCAGTGCTGCCACATACTGTTCAGCCCACATCGGCACCCGATCATCAGACTTCAGGAAGCCCTCTGCCTCAACCAGACATGCCTTGAACAGCATATCGTCCTGATGCAGGGACAACCATGTTGTCGGGTTGCTTACCGATAGTCGCGTTGGACGAGTCACCCCACGAGCATTCAGGGTGTAAATAGCGTCAGGGATCGGAGACAGGAGCCAATCAGTCTCATTCGTCTCAGCGTAGTATTTAGGTGGAGCCGTTGCCCCTATCGTCTGATGATCCCTGACGAAATCGGTTGACCGCAGTTCGAGGTAAGTACGCTCGCCTGCGTTGTCGTAATAGATCGATTGCCACGTTACCAGCTCGGCATCCGTGACAGGCTTGGTCACAGTCTCGGTGCCAATAGCCGTTGCAGCCGTGTCCTCACTGGTGAAGATCGACAGGTCGAGATCACGCCACAGGCGCATTTCTCCGAGATTGATGATCTCATCGATGCTCCCCGTGAACTCAGCGTCATCATCTTCAAGCCATGCTTGCAGGTTGGCACTCAGCTCTGTGTAGGTCTTGTTGCTCATCAGTCAAATATCCAGACCTGCGCCCCAGCATTGATCAGCCCGGTGAAGGGTGTCGTGATGGGGATCGTGAATGAAGGCGTGTCTGCTGTGCTGCGGATACGCGAGACGAAATGACCTGCTTGAAGATTGACCGCCACCCACTGGCCAATGATGTACGACTGCGCATCCACCAGCACGAACTGCGTGTCACCCTCGCTTGGTATGACAGCAAGCGTAGTCTTGAAGGTGCCGCTCGGCCCTGATGGAACCGGCAGCGGCTGCTCCGGGTCACCGTAGTCGTCCTCGATGGAAATCTCAGGAGCAGGACGGAACAATGCAACAGGGTCTTCAACAGTGACTGGTATCTCCTGCGGGTGCTGTGGCTCCCACCAGTCAGGATGCACCAGCAGGCCGGGAACGTGACCGTCCTCGACCAGATCGCGATAGCGCATCTTCTGCCCCGAACGCTGGCACTCAGCGACGGCGTTCCTGCCTTTTGCGTACTTGCGCGTCATCGCCTGACAACACCCCTCCTGCGCCGAGTTGAGGAACCGGGCACAATGGCAACGTCGCCACGCTCACGTACCGCGTTCTGTGCGCTCCTGAATGCCGCCTCTGCCTTTTGGAACATGGCAGACTCAAGCTCAGGTGGGCCGAACTTCTCGGCCAGCCTGAAAGACAATCCATAGGCGAACGCATCGTACATGTGATACGGGATGTCGGCATTGTCAGCCGCAGTGTCAGAGTCTTCGTACTTACGCACACCGTTGAAGGTGATGATGTCTGTCGAGTTCTCTGGCACCGGCCAGAACGTCACTACGATCTGGTCACGCTGTTTATCCACGAACCAGCGATCAGGACGGCCCTCGGTCGTCTTCTCTGGGATATTCAGATAATCGCTTCTGGTGTACGGCACCACGGGCGTATCTACGCCCTGTCGTGTCAGCACGGCATCGAGAATATCCAGCAGGTTCGAGGTAGTGGTCGGCGGTGTAGGAATGTCGAAATCAACGCCAGCCGTGTACGTCGCCTGTCCTTGAACAAGCGTAAACGACTCCGACTCGATGCGGAAGTTGTGGTAATCCCTCGTCGCCCAGTCGGCCAGCATGAAACGCATGGAACGCCGTGCGGACAGAATGTGCCGCGAAGTGATCTTCGCCGGGTCTATCCGACAGCGCTCCAGCGCCTCATCGACCATCTCAGCGAGATCAGGGTTAAAGATGAAGGTCCCTGATGTCGCCATGGCCTATCCTTGCGAGATAACGTAGTTGACGCTTGGCGTGCCAGCCACTGTTACGTTGATGCGAACAGCAAACACCGGCCCACTGACAGCACCAATACCGCCAGTCAGCGTGACAGCTGTCCAGTCAGCACTTGCCGGGTCAGTGTACCGATTGTCGTCATCAGGCATCCGCACGTTCACCGCTGCCTGAGCAGCAGTATCGTACAAGACGTTCTGAAGCGTGTACTCGACCGTGGCCGTGCCACCATTCAGATCAACCTGAATCGTCGTGTCGTCTTGATTCTGCTCAACAACGACAATCTTCTCACCAGTGCCAGTAATGCTGCCAGTGAAGGGGCGTGACCGAACATGGTAATGACCCATGACTCACCCCCTTAGTCGTTGATCACGCCATCATCGTTGAACGTGTACGTAATGTACGCAAGCGACGTGCCGGTGCCGGGAGTACCGCCACCTGTGCCAGCCGTGATCTCCGAATCAGCCGTCAGTGCCACACCGAAGCTCACGCCCGGTGTCGTCGCCGTTGCCACGTTGATGCTCAGGTCGGCATCAGCTGCCGCGCCGTCCAACAGGCCATCGACATCCGGCGTAACGCCATCATCGAGACCGATGTTCAGCAGCGGACCAGTGCCGCCCGTGTGGCCAGACACGACATCAATGCCGAGTACCACGGCACCCAGCGGCAGGTATTTACCCGTGCCAGTGCCATCAGCTGCGGTCGGATCAACCGGCACAGCCATCGTGATCGGCAGTACGCCGGGTGTTGGCCCATTGAGCCTGCTTGAGCTGGATTCCGTCGCACCACGGGCACGCCAGTAACCAGTAATTGTGCTTCTCTTTCCCATCTGTCTACTCCAGTCCCATACGGGTCGTCAGGGAAAAGACCGAAATGAGGTAGGGCTTTACAGACCCGCAGATTTTGCTGCGGACTCCCCTTGCGGTAGAGCAGGCATGTCCTGCCCTACCTCAATCGGTCAACCGTTACGCAGTGCCGCTTGAAGCGAACGCTCCGCGATAGTCCGACCAGCCGAAGCTGTACCGCTCACGAGCCTTGTAGCGCATGTTGCCGGTCTCGAAGTCGCCTTCGAGGCCGCGCTGGATGTTCTTACGAACCATGTGCTTCAGACCGTCAGGGCAGTCAGTGATCAGGAACCATGCTTTCGCATCCGTCAGGCGGTGATTGACGTGAACGCCACCGGGCAGCATACCCATCTTCTTCATGGCGTTGACATCGTTGTCGGACGTACCCGGACGGTACGGGCTGGAAACCAGCCGTTCGGCAACGAACATCAAGTCCGAAGGAATGATGAGCTTCTGCGCACGCACCGAGATCGGGATCGAGCGCTCGTCCACGAACTTGCTGATTGCGATGAAGGCTTCCTCAAGGGAAGTCTCCGACAGGTCAGCCTGCGTAGTGAACGTGTTCGACTGCGTACCACCGCCGAAGAGCGGGTGCGACGTGCTGAACAACTCGACACCATCACCACCGGGGTAAGTGCTATCGAAACCGTTGTTCAGAATGGCAGCACCTTTCACTTCCTTGGTGTGCTGCATCGAGCGTGCAAGTGCCTTTGAGTACTTGCTGCCGATGCTGCCGTACAGGTTGTCTTCCTCAGCCTCTTCAGTGAGGGAGAACGCCAGAGCAATCGTCTCGTGGACGTACCGAGAGACGAATGCCTCGCCGCCCTTGTCATAGCTGACAGGAGCGCCTTCCGGCTTCACGGGCGCACCCGCGAGGCCAGCCAGCAGTACGTCTTCCTCGTATGCTTTCTGAGAGTTCTCGACTGCGAAGATCGGTCGCCATTCCTGCTCGTAGCGACGATATTCGAGACCGAAGACCGTGTTCAGCCCTTCTTGCAACTGCTTGCGAAAACGGGCGCGATTCATAATAGCCATGATTTACCTCCCGTTACGCGATTGGCGCTTCGTAGATCGACTCAGCAATCTGCACTTCAACGCGAGCGTTGGCTGCACTGAGATCGGCTACGT